GAAAAATCACCTAATGCTGTTGATGAATAACCTTCTACGTGAGTAGAAGCCCCAACAGCTATGTTTAGTTGTCCTTCGGCGTGTGAATAAGCACCTTGTGCTATACTCTGAGCACCTTCAGCGTGTGAGTTTGTACCCTCAGCCGTATTATTATCACCTTCTACGTGTGATGCTTCACCAATAGCCGTATTTCTTGAACCTTCAGCGTGTGAATAAAAACCTATGGCTGTGTTATTATAACCTTCGGCAACTGAATAATCTCCTTGTGCGTCTGTTGTTGAGTCATTATTAGTTTTAATAGAATAACTACCAGTTGAACCAGAAGTCCAATATGTGTTTCCATTTACAAAACTTATTAAATTAAATGTACCACCTGTATTGTTTGTAAAGGTTGCAATATTGTTTGTAACAGTGCCTCCAGTTACAAACACGTCAAAACTAGCTGGTCTATTCACCCATATTTGAGACGCAGAATTGTAAGTTAAAACGTCATTATTAGATAAACCACTTAATCTTACATTATGTAAATCACCCAATTCGTAACAATTATTTACACTAACGAAAATTTTACCATGTATAGCGTGTGCATATTCTACAAAACCAACAATAACACTGTGGTTAGGTGCCGTTGGTTTAACGTTGGTTAATTTACCAGCCGAAGTTGGGCTTAAATACAATGTATCACCATCAACCCAAGTTTCACCTTGTAATGAACCAGTTGTATTTATTTCATTAACTCTACCAAAAGTTGTTACAAAACCTTCTTGATTTTTAAGTATTGTTTCTGTAACAACAGCAAAAGTTGTATTTGAATTTGTTGCATTATTAGCTTGCGCTAATGCAACAGATAATCTTTGTCCTGTTGCACCAGTAATTCTGACAACATCATAAGCCGATTCTAATAAATCAATACTTGTTTTATTTACAACTCTAGCAACTTGTTCTTGCCCTATTTGTAATGTAACAGCACCACCCTTCAAACCTAAATCTAGTGTACCATCAGTATCGTTCCATTTAAGTCTACCAACTTGTCCAGTAACTGTTGCACCTGTTGAGAAAGTGAACGAATCACCAGTAAATGAAGGTGAAAATAAACCACCAGTCATTGTATCACCAGTAATTTTTACATATTGTGTTGTGTCACCAGTATAGAAACCATTTACATTAAATGTACCACCTGAATTATTTGTAAATGTAGCGGTACCCGTTGAATTATTATAAGTACCACCAGTTGTATAAATATCGGTACCTGATGACCCACTTCCAGTAACTAAGAAACCATTAATATCAATACCTACATTACTAACACTAGTACCACCACTAAGAAATTTAACGTTAAGTCTTGGTACAAATACTGTATTATCAGTAGTACCGCTAACACCTTGTCCAAATACTGTAACAAAATTACCAGATGCATATGCATTATGTCCATGTACGAATGATGTGTTACCAGATGCAACAGAATTGAAACCACCAGCGTGTGACGCTATACCACTAGCGGTTGTACCAGAACCCTCAGAGTGTGATGCTACCCCTGATGCTGTAGTACCAGAACCTTCAGAGTGTGAATAGTTACCAGACGCTGATGTTGAAGTACCTTCAGCGTGAGCTGAAATACCAGTAGCTCTAGTATTAGAACCTTCAGAGTGTGAGCTAATACCAGTCGCTGTAGTCGCACCACCTTCTGCGTGAGCATTTGTTGCACCAGCAGAAGTACCAGTACCTTCTGCGTGAGCAGATTGACCAGAGGCCATGGTAAACCAACCTTCTGTATGTGAGTAAACACCACTTGCTGTTGTTGTGTTACCTTCTGCATGTGAATATAAACCAGTTGCCTTGCTAGTACCACCTTCAGCGTGTGAACCAACACCGCTAGCTGTTGTACCAGAACCTTCAGCGTGCGAATAATTACCACCAGCTATACTCAAATAACCTTCTGCGTGTGCTGTATTACCTGAAGCAATAGTAAGCTCACCTTCAGCGTGTGAATACAAATCACTGGCAGTTGTGTTAGACCCCTCTGAATGTGAAGCATAACCAGATGCTAATGTAGTTTCACCTTCTGCGTGTGAAAAATCACCTAATGCTGTTGAAGATATACCTTCAGCGTGAGAAGCTTGACCAATTGCTTTTGTATTATTACCTTGAGCAAGCGCATAACTACCAGTTGCATCTAAACCAGAGTTGTTATTAGCTTTAATTGAATAAATACCAGTTGAACCACTAGCCCAATAAGTATCTCCAGTACCAAACCCACTAACACTAAATGTACCACCTGTATTGTTCGTAAATGTTGCGGTACCATTTGAATACGTACCTCCAGTTACAAATGTATCAGTATAAGCAGATAATGGTGTATAACCTAAAACAGAAATTATTTCACTACTAGTTAATGTATAGCCAGTATAGAAACCAGACACACTAAACGTACCACCTGTATTGTTTGTAAACGTTGCTAAACCAGATGTTTGATTATACGTACCTCCAGTCGTAAACACATCAATCGGCAAACCTAAATAAGTTGTCGCACTAAATGTGTTAGCACTTACACCATTAGTAAATTGTGTAGCACCTGTTACTGTGCCACCTGTAAATGAAGTAGCTGTTGATGTGCTGAAACCAGAAATGGTAAAGGTTCCACCAGTATTGTTGGTGAAAGTAGCTATACCAGTATTTGTATTATACGTACCACCTGTTACATACACATCTTGAAAAGAAATACCTGTTAGATTGCTACCATCACCATAATAGGTAGTGGCAGATAAAGCACCAGTAAATGATGCGTCACCAACAAATCTAATAACACTTGTACCCAATTCAATATATGTGTCACCACTACATGAAATAATTTCATTAGTGTAAACACCAGTACAACCGCTTATTATAGGTGCAGCACCATCTGCTGTTTCAATAACAAATGTTTGATTTATATCGTATCCTTTTCCTATGTGGCTCATGATGTTGTGTTACCTATTAAAATAAATCTACCTAGTGTTAGCGCTGATTTATATACTTTTATTTGTATTGAATCATTTGCTGAAATATTGATTGGTGTGTTTAGTGTTGTTCCATCAAATACAACAGAACTATTAATCCAAATTGTTATTCTAGTTATGTTTTCAATCGCTGTCAATTGAGTTATTTGTGTATCATATTGTGCATTGAAATTAAATGTTGCTTGAGAGTTAGGTTTCCACACAAATGTCCAAGTCAACTCATGGCCTCGTTTATAAGGTTCGAAAATAACTTGGTTTAGAATCCTAACCTCTTCAATTTCTAATGTTGTCATAACTCTATTGATGGTCGGTATAATTTCAAATTCTTCTTCATCTAAAATATAACCCTCCATTTTAATCTCAAATAGAGAGACATAAAAACGCTTGTTTTCAAAATCATCAATATTACTCTCATCACCTATAGTTTCTAAATACAAAGGCATAGGATGACCATTTACGTTTATGTAATGTTGTCTTGATTGGAAAGCCCTTTGAATTTTGCGATTAAGCTTATTCAAATCCCTCATTCTATTGGTAAACAATCTAACTTCATATGTAATATCTACTGAAGTTGGTTGCGGAATTTTATATAAATCCATACCCCTTCTTTCACCATCAAAAGTTGGGACTTTCATGTATGTGTAAGTTCTATTACCTGGAATATTCCACAATCCAGCTTGGTTGTTACCTTGTTGAATATCTGGTTTCCTAACAACAGTAATGAATGGCATATCAACGTTTCGATTTTCATCGGTAAATTGCCACGTTTTTGAAAATTCTGACCATCTTTGAATAGTCAAGAAAAAAACAGGTACTTTTTTACCATTTATGGTAACACTTAACCCATCTTTACCACCAACAAAGTCAATAAAGGCTTGGTCCATATCTTCTTCCATAACACCTCTAGGCAAAAAAGTCCCCTGATTGGCTATGTTGTCAAGTAATTCTTGACGCTTTTCTGGACCAATTTTACCTTGTACAATGTTTATGTTATTTCTAAATCCTTTTGGTAATTTCATGTTACTAAATATTAAGCACCTCTAAATTCTGTTGAGTCAACAGGAGCACATATTACGGTTCTGAAAGCAGATTTATAACCTAAAATAGTGTGTTGATTGTCAAAATTTTTAATCCCGTCATCAACAACAGAATAATATCTAATTTCAGTTTCATTTATAGGATAACCAATATAGTCACCATAATTGATATCGGTTTTAAATTCAACCAATTGTTCTTGATAAATACCAAATGTTAATTTACCATCTTGTATGTATCTAAGAGTACCTTCTGGGTTATAAGATTTGTTCTCAGCCTTTTCAATAATTGGAACAACCCTCAATTCAACTGGTGGAAAAAATCTAATACCGTCTACAACAGCTTCACCGTATAATTCATCGGATTGTGTCATTTCTCTATCAACCTTGTATAGAATTAAGACAAAGTTACCTTGGTCTTCGATTGCTTCTCTACCCATGGCTATTTGTAACTCATAATCTTCTTCTGAGAAGAACTTGTTGACCCTATTAATTGGTGTGATTTTCTTGTTATCCATGTCGTGTTTTACTATAAATATAAAGGTTTCGTTTATTGGTTTGAGAACTATTGATTTTCTATGATTTTTTCGTATATTTGTTAATAATTACCTGGATTTAAAACAAGAAAACCATTGATAAACTTAGACGACATAAAAGGGCGTGCTGCCATGACACTTCTGGAAGGGTATGAAGGTATAAACCCGTATCTTTTAAAACTTAAAATAGCTTTAAAATCAAAAGCTGGACTTGCATTAACCGAAACACAAACCAAATATATCAAAGATAACTATAATCGTGAACCATCTTTTATAAACAGAGTAATAGCGATAACACCGTATTTTGGTGAAGAATTAAAGAAAAGTGAAGATTTGAGTTTTGTACCAGAACGTATGCTATTCGAATTTATATTAGCAGAAACCGATAAAAGTTATCATGTTTATGGTAAATTAACAACAAAACAAAAAGAGTCTAAAATGTACTGGGTACCAAAAACTCAAGTATTGGAAGACCCTTATTTTACACCAATAACAGTGGAAGTTGATTTCACCAAATATAACGAAATACTGTCTAAATATGGTAAACAGCTATACAACCACCAAAAAGAAGGTATCAGATTTTTATTATCCAGAAATGGTTGTATCTTGGCTGACGATATGGGTCTAGGTAAGTCAATACAATCAATTATAGCCGCTTTAGAAAGCGGGGCTAAGAAAATACTAGTTGTGGCCCCTTCATCGGCTAAAATCAACTGGGAACGCGAAATAAACGTATTCTGTGATGATACGGTAATCATTGACGGTAAGAAATGGTCTGAAGCTAAATTCACAATAATCAATTTTGATATATTGAAAAATTTCCATACATTACCAAAAGCTAAGGTTAAGAAAAAAGGTGAACCAGAAGTTGATGAAGTGATTAATCGTCAATTACAAGAAGCTGGTTTTGATTTAGCAATCATAGATGAGGCCCACAACCTAAAGAATAATGATAGTATACGTGGTAAAATTATGGTAGAACTAAGTGCCCATATACCAAAAGTATGGTTACTTACTGGTACCCCAGTGGCAAATAGACCCATGGACTTCTTCAATTTGTTGACCATAATCAAATCCCCTTTAGCAAAAAACTGGAAATACTATGCACAAAGATATTGTGATGCGAAAAGATTCTTTAAAACACTTAAAAATGGGCAAAGAAAACAGATATGGTTAACCGATGGTGCATCCAACTTAGATGAATTAGCATCTAAAACTAAGGATTCAATCATTAGAAGGTTGAAAAAAGATGTGTTGGATATGCCAGATAAGGTTATAATACCAAGTTATCATGAATTAAGTGATAAAGAATGGAAGCAGTATGATAATTTATGGGAAGAATTCTTGATAAAACGAGCTGAAATGGGTAAAAAGAATGGAAATCTACAAAAAGATTTGGTTGAATTGATTCTTTTAAGGCAATTTATTGCCGCCGCAGCCATACCACATACCATAGAAATGGTTGAAAACGCTATTGAGATGGGTAGGAAAGTAATTGTGTTCACATCTTTCACTGAAGAATTACAAATCCTTCAAAACCATTTCGGTAAAATAGCTGTATCACATAACGGACCCATGTCAACCAAAGCAAAACAACGCTCTGTTGATGAATTTCAAACAAATCCGAAGGTTAAGGTATTTATTGGTAACATAAAATCAGCTGGTGTAGCGATTACATTGACTGAAGCAACAGTGGTTATCTTTAATTCCTTCTCATGGGTTCCAGGTGATAATGAACAAGCCGAGGATAGGGCCTTTCGTATAGGACAAAAAAATGATGTAACAGTGTATTATCAGTTGTTTTTAGATACTATATCTATCAGGATGTGGAATATATTGCAAAATAAGAAAGACATTATTGCCACCATTATGGGGGATAAAAAGATGGATGAAGAAGAATTGTTAGCTTTAATGACTGAAGAATTATTAAACGAAATATTATGATAAAAATTTACACAATACCAAATTGCCCATATTGTAATGAGTTAAAAGATATCCTAACCAATGAAGGGGTAGAATATAAAGAAATTGACGTTAATTTACCAGAAAACGAAGAAGAATGGAATAAACTACATGAGGTAACAAAGTCAGACATGGTTCCAATTGTTCTAGTTGAAAAACAAATTCTGGTCCCAAACGTCAGTTTTAAGACCATACGAGAATGTGCTGATATCACTAAGAAATTTTTAGGCTAAATGCTTAGATTTCTTATATTTATAAGAAAGAAAACATTATGCCTATAAGCGATACAGAAAAAGAAAAATTATTTAACCAGTTTAGAACATCGGTAGGCGCTCCATTGGTTAAGGTTGAGATGAAAGATGAAATGCTTTGCACTCTATTAGAAATGGCCATAGAGGACTACGCCCAATATGTTCAAGAATGGTTGATAGAACACCAATGGCAATCATTGTTGGGTGGTAATATTACAACCATGGATATGGCTTTTGCTTTGAGTGTGCGTAGTTTAGATTACGTTCACCAAGCATCATATGCTTACTCTAAACAAGTCGGTTTACAAACCAATGGTCCGTGGGAGCTTAAAAAAGATTACATCGAATTAGAAGCTGGTAGACAAGTTTATACTATCCCAGCTGGTAGACAAGTTAATGAAGTTCTTTGGATAACACCACCAGCAACCAATCAAGCGTTATTAGCTAATTACGGTGGTATAGACTACGGTTTTGGTGGTGGGTATTCACAAGTTGGTGGTGGTGTTGGAACTGGCGGTCCAGGTTCATCTCGTATGGGTTATTACATAGCACCAGCGTTTGATGTATTATTGACAGCTGCTGATATGAACCTAAAAAATAGAATGCTTAGAAGTGATTTGGTTTATAAAATCACCGCTGGTCCAGATGGTACGAGATTATTACATCTTATTTCTACTCCAGGTTCTAGATATACCTTAGGTACTGGTTTAGGTACCGCTGGTGGTGCAATAGGTCTAAGAGGTTGCCACGTTTGGTATTTTTACTACGATACAAATCCAGACAATGAAAACCAATGCCTTTTGGATAACCCAGACATTATCAAAATGCCAAACCAAGTTCCGCTATCAAAATTAGATTATTCTGATTTTAACGAACCAACAAAAACTCTAGTCCGTCAATTATTCATAGCTGAAGCTAAAAGAGCGTTGGGTAGAGTCAGAGGTAAGTTTAGTGGTGTTGTAGGACCGCCAGAAGCTGAAAGAACAATGGACTATGAAAGTTTATTGGCTGAAGGTAATGAAGAAAGAAAAGCTGTTCTAGAAAGATTAGAGGCTAGATTAATAAGGTTATCGACCACATCACAATTAGAAAGAAGTGCGAAGGAAGCGCAAGATTTAAACGTAGCATTAAAACATACACCGCTAGGTTTCTATGTAAAATAAAAAAAGGGGCTCAAGCCCCTTTTTATTTTTAGAATAACCATCCGTCATCACTTGGTGGTGTATCGTCATAAAACTCTTCTGGTTTTTCTGGTAATGTATCATCAACCTCATCATCTAGTTTTAGTATTTCATCTACTCTAGTTAAATTACCGTCTTCATCTTCTTCCATCTCTAACTCAGTGTCAGTGTCCTCGTCTTCTAACCAAATACGTTTTTTCTTTTCTTGGTTGATTTTTGTTTCACGTATAGCATTGTCAAAACTAGTTTTAACCGCATCAACAATTTTTCCGCTATCCAAATCAGACACCGATTCAACCTCAACTTCAACACCGTCACCCATTAGAACTTTTCTCTCAGCAATGTAATCCAACCAAATCTGATATTTTTCTTCCATTTGTTCTTCTGTAAAATCAGGAGCTATCGCTTTATAGTATGCATCTCTTTCAATAGCCTCTTCTTCGTATTTTAATAGGTCGGTAATAGGACATAGGATTTCACCCCATTTTCTTGATAGAAACCATCCATTACCTTCGGTGTCGGTTAGAACATCAGCTAAAATAAAGATGTTTGTTGGTAAAATAGATTTTTCAATAATAAGGTTCAAATCAGATATTTCAAGTCTTCTAATGTATTCGTCCATCAAGGCTTTTTCATTAGCAACGCCTTCTTCTTTCATCTTAATCATTCTCTCTTCGTAATCTATTTTGATACGCTCCCACTCTTCTGGTTCCATATAGTTAGGTATTTTATTAACCTTAACCCAGAACTTAATTTCTTTGTCTTCCATCGTCATAAGTTCTTCGTAAGAGTCTTGGTCTACATCTTTGTATGGTACACCAGAACATAATTCACATTCTCCCTTCAAGAAAACTGTTCTGTCTTTAAGTTTTTCGGTAGTTGTTTTTGTCTCTTTGTTTTTAACCTTAACGATATCCAATAAAATTTTATCTCTAACCTCTGGTTTAAAGCAAACTAGGAGTGGTTTAACCTTTTTGTTAAAGGCATCTAAATATCTAGCCACATTGTAGTCCTCAACAAACAATGATTCATTGATTTCTTCTATCCTAGCCTCAATCTCTTGAATGTATTCTGGGTCTTGAACATCTTCCAAATCAACAAGACTCTTCTTAAGCATCTCCAATTCTTTAAGCGCCTCAAAATCTCGTTCAACAATAAGTGGGTCGATAAGGCGACAATTCAATTCAGTCACCTTGTTAACCTTTGGGTATTCTCCGTGTTGAGCAAAATAAATTTCACGGTCTTTCTTTTTCATCTTGTTTTTATCAACGGTTTTTAAATCACCAGTTGACTTAGATGTACCTGTGTTTACGTAATACAAAGTGTCACCAAGACTAATCTCCATCCCATTTTGTATGGCAAGTTCCATGTGTGCTTGTTTAGGCATTGGATTACCTGCTTTATTCTTCATCTGAGACTTCTTTTTGTAATCCGCGATACTAGACTTAACTTTAGCTTTTGAAGCGATTTTAACTAGCGGTATTTGATAATTGTAAATCTTATCAACGTAAGCTTGGTATTCTTGAATAAAACCGTAACCATCACCGTTCAAGAGTAATTTAATAGCTTTATTCAAAAACTCTTCAATGAACACAGACATCTTTTTTGACTTGATTGAGTTACCAACCAATTTTATTTTACCGTCAATAAGGTTTGCGTAATTTTTACGAGCAAAGTTGATTGTAGAATCACAAATATCGTCAATATCTAGACCCATACGACCTTCCATATAATTCTCATTAAATTCAGCCAACACTGCATCCAAGCCTACAAGTTCTTTACCAGCATCGTCTTTGGTTTTCCAGTGGTTACCCTTAGCAATGTATTTTATTTCATTAACATTGTCAGGGAACGCAAAGTTAAAACCATCCGTGTCACCCACAAGAGGTATGAAACCATACTTACCACTAAAGTGACGAACCATAAGACGTAAAGATTGACGACCACGGCATGTTGTTTCTTCCGCAGAATCGGTATCACCCCAGTTAAAAATATAAGGGGCACCGTAAGAACCAAACCATGAGTTAGCAAGAATCTTAAGCGGCAATTGCTTTTTATCGTAAAGGTTAGATAAACGCTTATGCTCAGCTATTTGCTCTTTCAATTCTTTGATTTCACTGTCAGACAAGGTGTCTTTTAGTTCATCTAATTTTGCTTGAAGCTTTTTAGCCTTTTTCTTTTCAATACCAGTTAAGAATTTGAAATGGTCACGTGTGTCAACCACATAAGTCAATAACCCTTTCATTACACCAGTAATATCTAAGTCAGGGAAAATCAACCAAGTCAATTGCGTTTTAGGATAAAGAGCTGCGAAGTCAAGCTTAACAACATTTCTAGCAAAACCTACTTGCAACAATCTTGAAAGACCACCAACGAAATCTCGTTTGGTTTGTGTTTCTGGAATCGCTAGACCATTTTCATACGACCATGCAGACATAATAAGTTTCCACTGACCAGCGGTACCCATGGTTGAAGAACGCATGAAGGATGTTGGTAGAATTTTAGCAATAAGAAATGATGCTTGATTAAAGATGTAATCAACTTGTTCTGTTTCCCATAAGTCATCTTGAAGATATCGTTCAACCAAATACTTACCAGTTTCAATCCTAAAACCTTCTTTTAATGGGTTTTTTTCAGTTATGCGATACCATTCACCATTTGTATCGTTAAATGCAAATGTGTTTACCTTATCGGCCCACATTGTGTTGATTTTATCACCTGGTATGTAAACACGATTAGGTTTAGCGATACCGCTATATTGTGTGATATACTTCAACCCCCAACCCTTAATCTCAGAGTTAATAGCCATTGCTCTTCTAACAGCATGAGCCACGTCCAAGATATTGTAACCATACATGTGTGTTTGTTTGTATGATTCAGTCTCACCACCTAGTTTAAGTGTTGATTCTTTACGTTTGATTTTACTCAAACGATTTAAAGTAATAGCCAGTTCCGTTACATCCATACCTAAACGTTCTGCACGTTCAAATATAAAGTTCCAGTCAAAACTTTCTGAGTTATAACCAGTGATAATGTCTGGTTTCACGATATCAATAATCTTGAAAAATTTTTCAAGCATTTCACGTTCAGCATTTCTTTTCTTCTGTGGCGTATCACCATCAGCATCCAATACTATTTCATTGCCTTTATTATCCCTAACACCAATTTGGAAAATAGCGTCCTTTGAAGGTAAAAGCCCTTCTGTTTCTAAGTCAAACTGAAGACGATGAACATCATCGTAATCATCCATACCTTTAAATAAACGCTTACCAGATTGTATTAGAAATTGTTCAGTTGGGCTGAACATTACAAAAAGTTTTTGGTGTTCTTTACTGAAGACATCAATACCACCATGTTTAAAAAATAAAATTAGGTCGTTGTAACTTCGCTTTGTCTTAGCTAAAAACTTATAACCGTTTTCCATACGTTTAGGTGAATGACCTTCATCATTCCATGTGCGTAGTGCGGTTATCTTAACATCAAACTTTTGACAGGCTTCAAGAATTGCCATTCTTTTACCACCATATAGAATATCTTTGACTTCTTCCTTGAACCAAAGAAAAGGCTGAACCTTATGCTCTTCAATTCGTTTACCTAGTTCTGGGTCGTTGATAACTAGTTTAACGAATGGTTTGTCATATTCAGCTTCAACTGCAACGATGTATTTTTGCGGGTCAGAACCTTGCAAAAACTTTTCAATTGTTTCGTTGCTTAAAACTTGTTTTGCTTCACTCATCTATGAATTTTTAGCAAATATACTACAAACTTTATAGCCTGACAAGTGTTTTAAGCAAAAAAATTTTTAAGTTTGTACATTACAAACTTACGAAAAAAATTCCATTTATGCAAGTAAAATGTGAATTATTTTTTTATAGAACCATCCAAAACGTTGATAAACAATTCCTCAACTATAGGTACAACAAGAGTTCCAGAACCATCCAAAAAATCTATGGTAAACTGTCCAACATATCTGCCAGCTTGTGATGTATCCCTAGAAGTGAATTGGTATATCACGTAAAATTCCTCACCAACACAATCATTTTCAGGCAATATCTGTTCAATACCAGTGGCTTTTTTTGCAATGCGCTTAACACCAGTTACAACATCTGTCATTGTAAAAGTTATATCAGCGTTTTGAATTTTTTCATGGAATTCGGAGAAATCGTTTCTTCCGTCATTCACTAATTCCATTTTCAAAACTGGCAATGTTGCGTTTTTATTTATACTAAATTCCATTGTTCATTTTTTTTTTAGAATGTGCTACCAGCTACTCTTAACCAACCACTATTTGTTTTCCAATAAATATATGTATCGTCCCAAGTAATTGAACCAGGCTCACCAATAGCATCACCAGTCGCTGTTGGTACAGTTGCTGATTTTGTTATAACAAAATCCCTAACATATACTGTATTATCAGTTGTTCCTGTTATGTTTTTACCTAAAACTACTGATGCACTACCACCAGCGATTGAGTTTTGTGTTATTGCAAAAGAAGTCTCACCACTAGCTGTAGTGTTATAACCACCAGCAAATGAGTTCGAACCATAAGCAACACTTAAATCACCACTTGCCATAGATTGGTCACCACTTGCTAAAGTGCCTCTACCTTGAGCATGAGATTGAGCACCGCTAGCTATTGTACCTTTACCTTCAGCGTGTGAGTTATCACCACCAGCTATAGCTTGATAACCTTGGGCGTGACTAGTGATACCAGATGCTATTGAAGCATAACCCTCTGCGTGTGAGTAATCATTTAATGCTGTTGAAGTATAACCCTCAGCGTGTGAATCAACCCCAATAGCGGTAGTAGATTCACCCTCAGCGTGTGAAACATTACCCTGTGCTGTTGTTAAATAACCTTCAGCGTGCGATTGGGTCCCATATGAATAAGTTTGAAAACCTTCAGCGTGTGAATAATCACCATTAGCTATTACACCATCACCTTCAGCATGTGAACCAACACCACTTGCTGTTGTATTAGAACCTTCAGAGTGTGACGCTATACCTGCTGCTACTGAACCATAACCTTCAGCATGTGATGCCTCACCAGTAGCGGTTGTAATTCTACCTTCACTGTGTGAACCTAAACCTAAAGATTTTGTTTGATAACCCTCAGAGTGACCACCAAGACCAGTCGCTGTTGTTGTACCACCTTCTGAGTGTGAATAATCACCAGACGCAGTTGTTGTTAAACCTTCAGAGTGAGCATAAACACCAGTCGCAGTCGTACCCCAACCTTCAGCATGTGATGCTTCGTTAGCCCTAGTTAATGTACCCTCAGTATGTGAGTATCTACCATAAGCCATGGTTTGATAACCACTAGAATGTGAATATAAACCACTTGCTGTCGTAAAAGCACCTTCAGCATGTGAACCTATTCCGCTAGCTGTGGTACCAGAACCTTCAGAGTGCGAAGCATAACCACTTGCTGTGGTACCAGAACCTTCAGCGTGTGATACAACCCCACTAGCAATGCTATATATACCTTCAGCATGTGAAGCTTCACCACCAGCAATAGTATTTTGTCCTTCAGAGTGTGATGTCCCACCACTTGCTATGGTGTAATAACCTTCAGCGTGTGCCCCAGCATCACCAATAGCTGTAGTATTTTTACCTTCAGCGTGTGATATTTCACCTAACGCTGTTGTTTGGTCACCTTCAGCGTGCGAATATAGACCCTCAGAAGTTGTTTGGTGACCTTCTGCATGTGAATTAACTCCGCTAGCAAAAGTAAAGATACCTTCGGCATGTGAAAAATCACTTGCTGTTGTCTGATTACCCTCAGCATGTGAAGTATCGCCAGATGCTATGGTTAAATTACCTTCGGCATGTGAATTGTTACCACTTGCTGTTGTAGAGTTACCTTCAGCATGTGTTGCTACATTATTAGCAGTCGTTAAATAACCTTCAGCGTGTGCGAAATCACCGCCAGCGTTATTTTGAAAACCTTCAGCATGTGAGTAATCACCATTAGCACTTGTTTCATAACCTTCAGCATGTGAATAAGCACCATTGGCAGAAGTGGCCCAACCTTCAGCGTGTGAATAATTACCAATCGCTGAAGTTATACCACCTTCAGCATGTGAAGCAGTCCCTATGGCTCTAACACCATAACCATTAGCAAATGAATATGCATTTGTAGTGGATGAACCTGACCCACCAGCATGTGAATAATTACCGTTTGTTACGGTTGAAATACCTTCAGCATGAGAACCTGTCCCAATAGCTGTTGTACTTCTACCTTCAGCGTGTGCTGCCTGACCCTGTGCTGTTGTTGTAAAACCTTCAGAGTGTGAGTATGCACCATTAGCTATAGTTAAATTACCTTCAGCGTGTGCTGAAGCACCTGATGCTGTTGTACTTGAACCCTCAGCATGTGATGCGGTACCATTAGCTTTAGTGCTTAAACCTTCAGAGTGACTTGCATCACCGTTGGTTGTCGTCAACCAACCCTCAGCATGGGAATAATTACCTTTTGCTAAAGTTGCTCTACCTTCAGCAACTGCATAAATACCTTGAGCATCTAACCCTGAATCATTGTTAGCCTTAATAGGATAGTTTGTACCGCTCCACGTTGAACCAGATGTCCAATATGAATCCGTTGTAGAACCAGTTTGTGTTGAACCTACGGTAAAAGAAAAACTATCACCATTATATGCCAATAAATTTACAGTATCACCGATTGTTTGGGCGCTGTAAATTGACATACCTTTTAATCGTATAAAATTGGTATCAACTTCTGTATGTGAAAGTACAGAACCCTTAACGGTATCTCCGTAAGGGCTGCTAGTACTTCTTAAGGTTAAAATATTGCTCATTTTAAAGTTTTTTAATAAATATCATCATTGTGCTTCCCACATAAATACTTGTGCGGTTGCAGTACCAGTTTCTGTCCAAACAATATCAAACGATGTTGAAGTTACGTTTTGTACAACACCAGTCACAAAGTTACCTGGTCCTGTATATACAGCAATTGCAAATGTGTTTGATGTAGCAGCGGCTACACCTGTTGTGACAGCCGCACCATATCCTTGGTAAATACAGAAATTACCGCTAGAACACCAAACACCCTCAGAACTAGGTGTAGGTGTGGCTGAAGCGTTAGCTGTAAAACTACCTTTACCGTTTAGTCGTATTGTTGTTGGCACTCTACCCAAATTGTGAGTAATTGTTGATGTTGAAGAAGCCGTAGGTGTCGCCCCAACACCAGCAGTATGACTTAAAGGTAGGTTAACGTATGTAGTTGCGGATATTGTAGTTGCGGATATACCATTATTAAATTTGGTGTCATTAACAACAACGCCACCAGTAAATGTAGTTGCTGTACTAAACCCACTTATATTAAACGTACCACCTGTATTGTTCGTAAATGTAGCTGTACCATTGGTATACGTACCACCAGTTACATATAAATCATTTGTCTTAAATCCACTTACGTTAAACGTACCACCTGTTGAGTTTGTAAATATAGCGGTACCATTTGAATACGTACCACCAGTTACGTATGTATCTGTGTTTCCAGTATAATAACCTGTTACTGTAAAGGTACCACCCGTGTTATTAGTAAACGTAGTTGTACCATTTGAATACGTACCACCAGTAATGAATGTATTATCACCAGCTTGTGTTAAGAATCCAGATACGTTAAACGTTCCACCAGTGCTATTAGTAAAAGTAGCTGTACCGTTGGTATATGTACCACCAGTTACATATACATCAGTTGAACCAGTATAATAACCGTTAACGTTAAATGTTCCACCTGTTGAATTTATAAATGTAGTAGTACCGTTAGTATATGTACCACCAGTTACATATACATCAGTTGAACCAGTGTAAAATCCAGATACACTAAATGTACCACCTGTATTATTCATAAAGGTAGCTATACCATTGGTATATGTACCACCTGTAGTAAACACATCAGTTGAACCAGTATAATAACCGTTTACAGTAAAGGTACCACCACTATTGTTTGTAAAAGTAGTTGCTCCGTTAGAATACGTACCACCAGTTACAAATGTATCGGTTGTCTTAAACCCACTTACATTGAATGTTCCACCTGTTGAGTTTGTAAATATAGCGGTACCATTAGAGTATGTACCTCCAGTTACATAAACATCAGATATAATGTAGCTACTAGTACCACCACTTACGTTGGTAACAGTTAAAACATTATTAATAGATGTAACACCAGTAATTGCGTTTTGGAATCTAGTATCAGATTGTGTCAACACAACAGGACTTGCAGAATTAACAGGTGCTTGACTTAATTTAACTAAACCTAATGTAGTTGTTGTAGCTGTTGAAATCCACGCATCAAGTTTACTATTTGTGTTTGCTTTAGGTATTGCGTTAGGCGCTGGTGTTTCAACACCAACTTCATCAGCACCACCATGTTGATGTCTAGAAGCGTGAGATTCAATCGTAACGTTGTTTATAGTACCAGCACTATAGATATTATTCCCACCTAAACCTAAGTTACCACTTAATTGTCTAGCACCATCAACTCTCAAATATTGTGTATGGTCATCCGCTGACAACCCAAACAATTCACCATGTGTACTAGCAGCTGTGCTAACACCTTGGCTTCTAAAACCAATAATTGGTCTGTTATCCAATATTTCAATAATGTTTGAATTACCTTGTTGTACAATAATTGTAGCGATTAAAGCAACTGATGAATTAAAATAACTAGGTGGTAAATTTAAACCAACGTTTTCTGCACCTAGTAATGTGTCATGTTGCGATTGACCATAAACTAAAAAGTATTTTTCGTCATCCCCTTCACCAACAACGTACAAAGAGTGTTTGGTGTAGTAGTTTGTAGTTAAAGCAGATAAGGTACCGTTATTGTTATCAAAATAAGATGCATCAACAGTATCTGTCGTAGTAAACACATGACCACCCAAACCATTTCTGTAGATTGATGTGAAAGTTATGGCTGTACCACCAGAAGGTGTGAACTCATTTGTTGAGAAATAATACGTACCACTAGTAACATCTAGCTTAAACGGTGTTGTGTTTTCATTCACTATTGAACCAGATGCATATACTGGACCAATCGCGTTTCTAAATAATTGTGCAAAATTATTTGATGTGTGTTCTGCCCTTAGTGGAGTCGCGTTTATAATTTCAGTATTACCACTATGTGTTACAACTCTACCCAACAAAATATTTGTTACTGTATCAGGTTCGCTCGTACTATATGATAAAATTTGATTCTCGTTAAAGTATACGTAGTTAGCTTGGTTATCAGGTAAAGTTAGATTCTGACTATTCCAATCATTTCTGTTATATGTGTCGTTTACAGCGTCTTCAAAATAACCAAAACCACTAGATACGTTTACGGTTAATCCACTTACGATAGAAATAACACCACCATGGAAAACACCCATTGTTGATGTTTCTGTAATAAGTGTTGACAAATCGGTATGTGTACCGTTATTATATGTTATAGAAAGTTTGTTTCTTATTTCAAATTCACTATCGTCAATATCCAAGAATATCCAAGAACTATATGGTGATTGGTTATTTATTTTAGTGTGACTAGCTGAACCAACATATGTTGCTCTACCTTGAGCGTGTTCAAATGACATATCATAAACACCAGAATCTTTAATAAGTGTACCAGCTACATTAACTGTACTAGGCAAACCTATGTTTAAAACTCTAATACCATAATCGTAGTTTGTTATCCTAATAGCGCTACCGTTTACTTCACCACCATCTCTTACTTCAAAACATGTTGAACCACTTGTGTCCACACCATTATTTGACGAACTTAATACGGTTATGGTCGCTCCAGTACCTTCGATATAGTTACCTATTGTTGTTCCAGTACCAGTTGGTAAGTTGTAATAGTTTTCCAAATTAGCAAAAGCAACATTACCGTTTGCTGAATAAACTTTTGTACCGTAGCTATAAGTTCCGTTGTAGTCAATATATTCACCATAGAATATTGAATCAGCAGCATCAGATTCAATATAGATACCTGTATCACAATCTATGAATGAAATTTTGTGCGCTTGAGCGTAATCACCACCATCTAACATATAGATACCAGCATATCCTAAACCAGCATTTTTAATTGTCAAGAAAGAAATTTCATTAGTAGCAGCTATTTTAAAAACGTGATGTGAATCAGAGTCTGGTTGTACCAATACTGACGCAATTGATGAACCAACAATAGAAATATATGGTTTATCAGTTAAATCAATTAGTGGCTCAGTATATTCACCAGCCCCAACTTTAATAACATATCTATTGGTTTCTGACGAGTCGGTAATAAAATTAACGGCATCGGCAATTGAAGTGAATTGTTCACCTTTTTTTGCAACGTGTATTTCTCTTAAGTCTGAACTATAAATATAAAACGGTGTAGTGTTATCTAAAGTGACTTTGTTTAAATCAACAACACCGTTGTAATAACCAGTAGTTCCAGTATGTTCGATAACTAAATGATTAGTCGTCTCGTCAATAGCTACGCTATCAAATAACATTTTTGGAGCGGCACCACCAGCAACCGATTTAATAGCTGTTTCAAAACCTCTAATTGTACTACCAACTACTCTTATTTCACCACCATCATACGCTTTTATACATGTAGAACCACTTTGTGATGTTGTTCTAAGTGTGGTGTTGGTTAATGTTATAACCGAATTTGTACCTGAAACACTCAAAAATGTTTCAGTAACTGGTAAAGTAGTATCACGATAAGTTGAATTAACAAAAATAATTTGAGATGCGGTTGTACCACTATTGTTTGCTATAAAACCATATGTATTATTACCAGTGACGCTACATCTGTCAACATAAACAGTTGATGTAGAGCTAGCGCCATAACATTCTACGTTGATATAGTTATTATTAAAGTTACAGTCTTTAACCAAAAAACCAGTACCACCTGTACCAACGTGATAGATAGCTCTACCACCAGTACCGCTAGCACCGTTCATGATTATATTGGTTATAGAGGAACCATCAGCACCAACAAAAATTGTTTGTGTTGTGCTATTAGGTATCAATAAAACTTCACCCAAACTAAATGAGAATAGGTGAATACCACTTTTCATGGTAATACTATCCTCAAAATAAACACCTGGGAAAATGACCACCGCATACGGGTTAAACGTTGATGCGTCAGTTATTGAGTCAACAGCGGCTTTAATAGAGGTAAAATCCGTATTACCGCTAACACCAACTGTGACATAATTTTTCATATTTTGAGTATAAAACCCATTAACATTAAATGTACCACCTGTGTTATTTGTAAAGGTGGCTGTACCATCTGAATATGTACCGCCTGTTAAATAAAGTTCAGTTGAACCAGTGTAAAATCCGCTAACATTGAACGTACCACCAGTATTATTGGTGAAAGTAGCTGTACCGTTGGTATATGTACCACCAGTTACAAATGTGTCGTTGGTTATTGTACCGCCAGTATAGAAACCTGTAACGGTAAATGTACCACCTGTATTGTTAGTAAAGATAGCGGTACCATTTGAATATGTACCGCCAGTTACGAACACTTCAGTACCAGAGGTGCCGCCAGTCAAAAAACCAGATACGGTAAATGTACCACCAGTATTATTTGTAAATACGGCAGTTCCGTTTGAGTATGTACCACCTGTTACGTATATATCAGTCCCTGAATAACCGCTAACAAATGTTGTAAAATATTCTGTCAAACCACTAACAGTCGCGGCATACGTTGTACCAGATGCTGCCATTGGGATTAAGTTATCACCACCAATGTTTGTGTTAATGTTAAATTGACTAATTTTTTGATTTGGCATCGTTTTTTGTGTTTAAAATAATCATAATATGATTGCGTCACCATTTTCTTGAACTAAGTAAAAACCTTCTTCAGTAAGCATGAAATCAGCCCCTACAATGTTGTATCTATTAGCGTCAAGTAAGTAGTTTCTATAAATATCGTTAAAACTCAAATTACAAATATTAAATTTGAATTGAGATATGTATCCAATGAATGAACCACCAAAATTTTGTTCTAGTGGTAGAGCAATGTCTGAATCATCTGGTCCATCAAATGTCATTGAATCAGCTAAACCTTGTGTTCCACCACCTAAACTTATGTTAAAAGGCACACCAACTTGTTTTAACCTATGTTCATCTAATCTTCTAGCTATAAATTCAGGAAAATCGTTAACAACAAACTTTAATCTGGCATTTACGTAGAACATTAACTTACCTGTTCGTTGTTTTGGTATTAAATCGTCACAAATTTCTTCGTAGTTTGTTACAAATTTCACAACAACATATGACCACTCATCGGTTTTAACCATACCAGAAGCTGAATATTCTTCTTGAATTGTCACACCTGATTGATAAATTCTCTCACCAACATCATTTGTAACACAACTTCCAGTTACAGTCATTAATCTATAACCTATACTACCGTCAGGTTTGATTCTAAAACCTAAAGCGTTATCAATAATGTCTAAATTATAGTCTAATTGGGTTATTGGTTCATATCTATTGTATTCAGAAGTCGTTTGTGTACCATAACCGCTATCATCAGCAGCTGAACAACCGCATGTTGCACCAGTATTGTAACCAGCACTTCTACCATAAATTAAGAATGGGTTGGTATCTGAAGCGTTTCTTTCACTTATTCTAGCAACAGCAATACCTTCACCATCGTATGTGTAAACAGTTTTGGTACCTAAACCATCATAACTACCATAGTTAAAATGACAACCAGTGTCACCACTTGTCGCATTTGTAATTGCTGATAAAATTATTGTTCCTGTTTCACCAGTCAATCTTTCGCTAGAAACATCTCTAGCTCTACCATAAATCAAAAATTGATTGGTAATTAAATCAACCTTAACTTGAGGTGGAATCAAAGGTATACCGAAACCGTTTTCATCAATAATTGTAATATCTGATTCTTTTGGTACTGTACAAAACGCTGTTACCGTATCCGTACATGCAGTATCTGGAACTGTACATGCGCTAGTACACCCAGTGTTATTACCAAAAAATTGGTCCCAATATTTGTTTTCAGCTCTTGTACCAAAATACAAGAAAAACCCATAGTTATCTGGATAAGCATCATTTAAAGTAATAACTGATGTGTCACAATAGTCAACTTGTGGGTTTAACCACAATTCGCTAACCCAAGCTTGATTAACCCTGTTAGGTAAAACTTCGTAGTCGGTTCCATCTAGTTTATAAAAACCTTGATAAAAACCACCACATAGTTGCATATAGTTACCAGTATCTGGTGCATATATTAATTCCATAGGGTAACTATAGTTTCCAGAGAAACCAGTTACGGCGTGTAACGTTAATCTTGTGTCACCTGATGGTACAATAAGAACAGATTCGGTCAATGCTGATACCAAAGCTGCGTTGGTTGGGTCCAACACATCTCTTTCATAAGTGACTAAACCATTATCCAAACCAGTCAAACCAACTGTGTTTAAGGTATAACCAGTGTTTGTTGCACCAGTCCAACTTACCAAACTATAAATTGTATCCTCAGTTCCTCCAGTACCAAAGGTTTCTGGATTATTAAAGTCATACCATACAACAAAACATTCACCAGTCAATACTGGATTTATATCGCCGCCAGAACTTAATGAATCGGCAGCAAGGTACATATCCCAATATCCGTTATTCGATAATTGAAAGTCTAATGCTCTGTATGTTTGATTATTTATATTTCCCATTTTTATTTATTCAACTTAGAAATTAGTCAAAGAAGACCTCTTCCAACCTGTTTGTGTTTTTACGTATATGTAATTTTCATCAGCTAAAACATCACCAATATTACCCATAACATCATTGGTTGATGATGGGGTACCAGTAGGTAGGGTTAAATTTTTAGGTTTAAAACCATTATTTGTTACCCAATTACCGTCTTCATTTAAAATAAATTCTGCGTTTTCATCACCAAGACCGTTTATTACCCTAATACCACCATTTATAGCGGTTTCTTTAGTACCACCATAGTTTAAATCAATGTTATTATCCTCAGCAATGATACTTTGAGTCTCCAAATACGTTTTATTTATCACCACTTCATCGGAAACCAACTCTTTTATCGCTTCAACAAGCAGCGCTGGGACATCTTTATAAAGAACACCCATGTAATTTTCGCTTGTTGATGTGTTTACAAAGCTTAAAAGCGGTTCAACTTCATAAACTTCCTGTGCTATAAAACCTAAACGGTATTCAGAACCACCTTTTTCTTCATCGTTCCACTGATATTTGACACCCCTAAGTTGTTTTACCTTATCCAAAGCGTTTTCAATAGTTGAAATATTCTTCTTCATGCGTAAATCTGACGCTTGGTTAACTACAAAACCATTGGCATCAACACCGATATCAGTTACACCTGGCCCTACACCCACAGTTTTTATGTTTAAGTTGTCAACATAGGTTGTATCAGCTGTTGTACCCGTTATATTACTACCTAAAACTATCGTTGAACTACCGTGTGCCCTAGAATTGGAACCGTGAACAAATGATGTAGCACCAGTTGCTGCTGATGAATTACCACCAGCGTGTGAATAAGCACCAGTAGCGGTAGTTAAACCACCCTCTGAATGTGATGCACTACCTATAGCGGTTGTACCAGAACCCTCAGAGTGTGAATAGTTACCTGATGCGCTAGTCAAATAACCTTCAGCATGGGCTGCTGTACCACCAGCAGTGCTAGTATAACCTTCAGCATAACCGTAGTCAGCTTTTGTCCAAGTTCGATAGCCTTTAGTTATTGAGTAATTACCGTCTGAAGATGTTTGAAACCCTTCAGCAACAGCGTAATCTCCACCAGCAGTTGATTGAAAACCTTTAACAACTATTGATTTGGTACCAGTACCAGCAGACCAATAAGTTGTTACAGTTGTTGCACTTGAACCAGAGGATGGTTGCAAAGATAGCGTCCCATCTGTATCAATACATGTTACAACGTAACCAACAACTGGATTATCAGTAAAAATTAAACCGTTTGTTCTTGTAATACCAGAAACATCTAACCAAATAGTTGAACCAGTGAAATCAATAGTACCTGCCGACAAGAAATCTATATCGTAAGTAAACACAGTCCCACTATAATTACCACCACCTAAATTTATGAACGTTGTTGGTGACATATCAAAACTAACACCACTATAAGTTAGTGTAATTGGATAACCATCTAAACTAGTACCAGTTAAATTAGGTGCAAATAAAAAACCAGTGCTTTGTGTTTCACCAGTATTGGTTGGTGTGATAGCTGAAAAACCAGTAGCTAGATTCATCCTTGGGTCATACCAAGAAAAATTAGTTGTCCCACTATTACCAGAAAAAGTGGCTGTAGCGCCAGTTATTGTTGATGTAACCCCAGAATCAGTCGTGCTAGGCCCAGTAGGTAACATATCAAAAGTAACACCTAGTACAGTTGCACCAGAATAATGTGTTGATGTTTCTATTCGTTGTCTGGCTTGTCTGTTATCTGATGTATCAATTTTAGTGAGAAATCCCATGTTTTAAAGGTTTTCTTATAAATATTCAAGACTTCCAATATATTTATAATAAAAGCTAATTTATGAAAACCATTAAAAAAAGCAACATACAAGAATTGGTAGGTGGTGATTTCAACTCTATTGGTGGTAATAAACCAATAAATGGAGATAGTGAAATTGAAACAGGACCAATTACTAAAACACCAGATGATATGTCTAGTTACGAAAAAGGTACACCAACAACAATGGATAAAACAACTTCTCGTTATAGACAAAACATCCCATGGTTTGCTGTGTACTCATACGGTAGCTCAAGAGAAGGTAGACTTAGGACTTTTGAAAGCAAAGCTGTTGTTACAAAAACATCAGTTGAAGAAAAAATAAGCGATTTGGTTAAAAAAAGCAACTCATTTGACGTTACAGATAAAGATTACAACCCTAAAGTTGCGAATCTTGTTGACACAATAGAAGATGCTGAATTAACAGAAAAACAATTAGAAGACCTTAAAAAAGCTATTGCAAACAAAATAAGCTCAAAAAACCTGTAAAATGAACTCACAAATAAGCAACGACATACACGCTACACAGGATGGTCACACTAAAAATCACCAAGCCTTTGCTATGGAATTGTCAAGATTAAGACAAGCAAAAGATGATTGTGAAAATCGTCAAAATTGCTCTGAATATCAAAGAATGGGTGGTGAAGCTAGGTTTAATGAAGTTAACGGTTTGGTGAAAACAGCCAAAGACGCCAATTACAATGAGAAAAAAGTTGGTATGGATGCTGGTAGAGAAAACCAATTCATCAAAGCTCACAATAAAGATAGAGACAATGCCAATCCAACAGCCGTAGGTGGTACACCAAAAGTTACAAAAGGTGATATGAGTCGAAAAATAATGTCTAACAAAGAAGTTTATAATGAATCAATTCAGAAAGAAATCTCAGAAATTAGATATTTAATAGAGTATATGGATAACAACAAAAAATTAAAAATTTAAAAACATGCCAGTAGGTAGCCCATACAACGGTGGTCAATCACCACTTGAAGCCGCAGCAATTGCTGCAAGAAACACATTGTTGCCAATCAACACTTACAACAATGCTAACCCAGCTAACGAATATAGTGCAACACACACTAGAGCTGTATCTGACCAAACCACACCAGTTTATGGTAAGGGTTCTGGTCAATACTTAGATATCGACAACTATGGTGGTGTCGGTGGTTCATACGACATTTATGGTAACCAAAGCCTTTATATAGGTTCTGGTCGTGTACCAGCATTTGCTATGAATAGCGGTATGTGGGGTTATGGTCCAGTAGGTTTAGGTTTACAAAACTATACACACCCAGATACATCAGCAAATATCGGTCAAGTAATTATCTAATTTTTTTATGAAGCTTTACAATCTATATCAAGAAGTTATATTAGAAAGTATCAATGAATACAGACGGTTGTTAACCGAAGCTGTGTCTATTGATGACGTTAAAGCTTGTATAGATGGTAAGTATAACGTAAACATTGAATATATGGATGAAGGTCAAACAGTACCTAGTAAACGATACATTCAAGTTTATGTTTTGGGTAAATCTAAAAGTGGAAACGATATAATTAGAGCGTATCAAATTGTTGGTGCCTCTAAAACAGGAAATAAAAACGGTTTTTGGAAAACGTTTAGGTTAGACAGAATAGTTGGTTGGTACCCTACGAAAGTAAAATGGTCCAAACCTATCTCTGACTATGATTCAAGCATACCTAGCTATAACCCTAATGGTGACGCAACAATGTCATCAATTATGTACAAAGTAAATTTGAATCAACCCCAACAAACACAACAAGCGCAACCGCAACAAACACAACAAACAAATGGAAACACCAACACCAGTAGACGTTAATAGATTAAAAAACATTCTAGGTAACGCAAAAAAGGTTATGAAAGCAGTAGAAGAGAAATCACCTACCAAATCTAAAAATAGAATGGATGAAGGTTATGGTGGTTATGATAACTACGCACCTCAGACACCTTATTACAATGAAATGGATGAAAGAGAACCAGTCTATGAAAACTATATCCCTCAAACTGAAGCGCAGGTTGAAGTTAGAGATTACACAGCCGAAGACGTGATGAGGTCTAAAATGCCAGATAACGTTAAACAAGCTATGTTAAATAAACCTATACCTAAATTAAGTTATGGTGCGGTAACATCTTCCTTTGGTTTAGAGGGACTTGAAGATTTGATTGAAAAACCAATTAGACGACAAGGAGCTCCAGCACCGCAAAGAGGTCCAATTAGAGAATCGGTTAATCACAATTCAACAGAACAAATGGTGACCATAAGTATGTCTCAGTTAAATGAAATGATTGATAATAGAGTCAATAAGATTCTTGCTGAAATGTTTACAAAAACTGTTAGTGAGCAAACAATAAAAAAAACCATTAACACTTTGATTAAAGAAGGTAAAATCACAACCAAGAAGTAATTTCAAGAAAAACATAAAAAAAAAGGGGATTTTTCCCCTTTTTTCATTGACTAATATTTTTAATGGTATATATTGGTCGCAAAGTTACAATTTATGAAGAAACTTAAAGTTTTAGTTGTCCCAAGTGACAGAACAGGTGTATCCTATTTTAGGAGTACAAACCCACACCTTATGCTAGAGAGCATGTATCCAGACGAATTTCACGTTGATATTGATTACGAACCACAATTACAAAATGATGAATGGTTAAAACAATATGATATTATCCATTATCATAGAACACTAGGTTCTTATGAATATATGAGCTTATTGAATGATAAACTTAGAAATATGGGCATTGTATCAATTATGGATATAGATGATTACTGGGCACCAGGTCAACACCACCCAGCTTATCACATTATCAAAAACAATGATTTGGATAAAAAGATAGCGAACAATTTAAAGATGGCGCAATACGTTACAACGACAACAACGTTATTCGCCGATGAAATTAAGAAGCTAAACAAAAATGTTTTTGTTATACCTAATGCTGTTGACCCAGAAGAATATCAATTTAAACCAAAACCAACAAAATCTGATAGGTTAAGAATTGGTTGGTTAGGTGGTTCATCACACTTACACGACTTGAAAATTTTAGAAGGTGTGGTAAGCAAGCTTAGTGGTGATAAATTATTAAACAAAGTTCAGTTTGTTCTTTGTGGTTTTGACCTCAGAGGTAACCACACTATCATTGACCCAGTAACCAAAGAACAAACCACCAGACCAATTCAACCTAAAGAAAGTGTTTGGTATCAGTATGAAAGAATCTTCACTGATGATTACAGAAGTGTTAGCCCTGAGTATAAAGAATTTTTGTTGAAATTCGTTAACGAAGAATACCCTAATGTAGAAAACGAACCATACAGACGAGTTTGGACCAAACCAATTTCATCTTATGCGTCAAACTATAACTTATTTGATATTTCTTTAGCTCCACTACAAGAGAACATTTTCAATAAGGTAAAGAGCCAATTGAAAGTTATTGAAGCTGGGTTCCATAAGAAAGCTATCGTAGCACAAAATTTTGGACCTTACAAAATTGACCTTAAGAATGCTTTGGTATATGGTGGTGGTTTTGATACCACCGCTAACGGTATCTTGGTTGATTCAGTTAAAAACCATAAAGATTGGTATGGTGCAATCAAAAAACTAATTCAAAACCCAGAGTTAATCACAACTCTACAAAACAACTTGTTCGAAACGGTTAAGGATACTTATTCGCTAGAAACAACAACCAAAACCAGAAGAGAACTTTATCACTCGTTGGTAAAAGAAAATAACCCAGTATTAATAGAAACGGTATAATGGATAACAAACAATTAAAAAAAGTTTTTGAGTTCATATCTACAATGTTAGATGATGACTCAGATATGTCAGAGCAAAAAAATACGGTACAAATAGAAACCGAAATTGAACCAGAACCAACCAGTTCAATAGATAAGCTATCTAAAAAACATAATTTGGATTTGGACCACATTCGTAATTTGATGAAAAATGTTGATGACGGAGTACAACTCAAAAACGTTTCAAGACTTAAGGATGTAGAAATACTTGAACTAAGAAAAGAAATCAAAAGACTTAAAGAACTAAACACGCATAGAGACTTATCTATGAAAGCAAGTGGTTTGGTTGATAGAATGAGAACCGCCCATCGTGGCGCAGAAGAAACGTTAGGTCATGGTTACCATAACGGATTGTTCGACACAACTGAGTTTATGGATAATAAGACTGGTAATAAAACCGAGTTCAATAGATTCAGCCCACTTAATGAAGGTAATACAGAAATACCTAATAATGAACCAGATAGAAAGGTTAAAGGGATTGAAGTTGTTAATGGTGAGTTAAAGTACGTATATGAAGACCAATCAGTTGTTAAAAAAACTGATGATTACGGAAATTTTTTCGTAGATGCATCATTAAACGATTAAAAACTTGTAAGTTTGGAAAAAATGTAGTATATTTGTAAAAAATAACGAGTTTTTTAGATTTATACTTAATGACCTTAGAACAAACGAGGGTTGTTTCAAACACAAAAAAATTTTTTGAAACAGCTGCCAAAAATGGTTTCATGAACGATGAACTTATGACCTTTTTGGGTGATGACTTCATCAAAGCACCTGCTAGTAGCATGGCTGACTATAACAACGCATTTGAAGGTGGTCTTATTGACCATTTGCTTCGTGTTGCTAATTATGCTGTAAGAATAAACAATTCACTTCCTGAAGAAGAAAGAGTTGACCAAGCATCCTTGTTGAAAGTTTGTCTTTTGCATGGTATCGGTAAAGCTAAGTTGTATGTACCTTGTACATCAGAATGGCACCGCAAAAACCAAGGTAAAATGTACGAATTCAACGAGGATATTGTGTCTATGAGGGTATCTGAACGCAGCATATACTACGCTATGAGCCATGGTATTCAATTTACTGAAGAGGAATATACGGCAATCCTTTTCTATGATAAAGCTGACGATAAAATGTCACAACACCACAATTCAATGTTGGGTGAGCTTTTGAAAATGGGAATTACACTAGCAATCAAACACGAACAAAACAACAACTAATATGTTTTCAACTGAAGAATTAGAATACATTCGTCAAAAATATGACGAAGCTAACGACCCTAATAACTCATATAGTGTAGATGACTTTAACAAAGAATTCGAACACTTAACTGGTCAAATAACCGACCCAAGAGTTTCTATAAAACTAATTAATAAATCAAACAACGAAGACCCTAGTTTTGCGACAAGTGGCTCGTCTGGTTTTGACATTAGGGCTAATATTGATGAACCAATAATTCTCATGGCTGGCGAACGTGCTGTAGTACCTACTGGTTTATACTTTGCTATCCCAGAAACACTTGAATTACAAGTAAGACCAAGAAGCGGTCTTGCTGCTAAAAACGGTATCACTGTACTAAACACACCAGGTACTGTTGATTCAGATTATCGCGGTGAGGTTAAAGTTATCCTTATTAATTTGGGTAACGAATCGTTCAAAATAAATCACGGAGACAGAATTGCTCAAGGTGTTGTTGCACCTGTAATGTCTGGTCACGTTATGAAGTTTGAAAAGGTTGAGTCTTTAGACGAAACTCAAAGAGGTGAAGGTGGTTTTGGTTCAACTGGAAGTAACTAAAAAACATGAGCGTAAAGTTAGATTTTAACGATATTCTGTTGATGCCAGCTGCTGTGTCAACAATTGAATCTAGGGGTCAAATAAACCCATATGTTGACGGTAGATTACCAATTATAACAGCACCTATGGATACTGTAATTTCTAGTGATAACGAAAAAATCTTCACCAATTTACGTATCAATACTTGCTTACCAAGGGGTGAACACACTATTGATGGGTTTACATCATATTCATTGAGCGAATTTTTCTCAAAATATTTGTCCAGTGATTTAAAACCTAGAGGAAAGTATTTGATAGATATTGCAAATGGGCATATGGAGAATTTGATTGAAACAACTAGGGTTGTTAAAGAAGCCTATCCGAAAATGACGCTTATGGTTGGTAACGTAGCCAACCCAGAAACATATGCAATGTTATCTGAAGCTGGTGCCGATATGGTAAGGGTTGGTATTGGAAACGGAAACGCTTGTAGTACAACGGTACATACTGGTGTCGGCTTCCCTATGGCTTCTTTGATTAAAGAATGTTACGACATTTCTTGCACGTTACAAAAACCAGCTAAAATCGTTGCTGATGGCGGCATGAAGGATTATAGTGACATCATAAAAGCTTTAGCGTTAGGTGCCGATTTCGTTATGGTTGGTAGTCTTTTTAATAAAGCTATTGAATCGTGTGGTGATAACTACCTTTATGGTATCAAAATCAATCAAACAGATGCTGAAATTTTTTACGATTGGGGCTTACCAATTTATAAGAAGTTCAGAGGTATGTCAACCAAAGAAGTACAAATGAAGTGGGGTAGAGAAACCGTTAAAACATCTGAGGGTGTTGTTAGAAAACGCAAAGTTGAATATACGCTTAGCGGATGGGTTGAAAATTTTGAGGATTATTTAAGGTCAGCTATGAGTTATTGCAACGCCAAGACACTCAATGATTTTATAGGTAAAGCAAACACAATACAAATAACAGATAACGCATATAACAGATTTAAAAAATGATTTCAGTAGTATACTGCACTAGGGCACCAAAGCCAGAACATACAGAACACTTGATAAAGTCTTCAGGTCTTCATAATAAATTAGAAGTTATTGAAATTATCAATAACGGAGAATCGTTGACCGTATCATATAACCGAGGTTTATCACAAGCCAAAAACGATATTGTTGTGTTTTGTCACGATGATATTACCATTGAAACAAAACAATGGGGTAACAAACTTTTAAAGCTTTTTAAGAGAAACCCAGAATATGGTATTCTAGGTGTTGCTGGTACGAAATCTCTACCAACAACTGGTAAATGGTGGGAAGACAGAACCAAAATGTATGGTCGTGTAGCTCATACACATGAAGGAAAAACTTGGTTATCTGAATATTCAAAAGACCAAAACCAAGACATAGAAGAAACAGTTATTGTCGATGGTGTTTTCTTTGCTGTTGACAAAACAAAAATTGTTCAAAAGTTTAACGAAAACGTTGTTGGGTATCACTTCTATGATGTAACTTTTTGCTTTGAAAACTTCTTGGGTGGTGTTAAAAACGGTGTAACAACCGTCATAAGAATCAATCACCAATCTATCGGTCAAGTTAACGAACAATGGGAAGAAAACAGAGAAAAATTTGCTCATGATTACAAACCGTTTTTACCAGCTAATGTAAAAAAAGTACTTAGAAAAGGTGAAAGCCTTAATATCATGTTGACAAGCTTAGCTTTTGATGATAGCTCTAACAAGGCCAAAATAGTTTTCGACATTGCTAAACGTTTGAAAGCTTTAAAACATAACGTTACGATTTGTTCTAACATGAGCGGAAAACTGCCTATGTTGGCTAAACAAAGCGGAATTAATTTAGCACCAATACAACAACCACCAGGTTTTGCATTAGGTGACGGAAGATGGCAAATACCAACACCAGAAGGTCCTAAACCATCAGCGCCTAAAACCTTATACAAGGTTAAAGACGTTAAATTCGATATTATCCATGCGTTTGATGATGACATTATCGAACACATGAACAAATTATACGGTGGCTTCAATATTGTAAATTCTAGATTTAATAACGGATTGTTTGTGTCTACGGAAACAAACCCAATGGTTAAGAAAACGATAGAGATGTCAACAGATTTGTCTGAAATCAAATCAATGGATATCAACACCATCGTAAGCAATTATGTGGACGTAATTTAATGATAAAAATAATTTCTGGGTGGTCAGAAAAGGGTGGGTCAACATCTGCATTTATTGATTTAACAAATGAATTCAATAAACGTGGAGTTGACACTACTTTTTATGGTCCCCACAATTGGCACTTAGATAAGTGCCAATCTGGTTTATTAAATGACAGTCTTATCATCAATAAAGACGATATTTTGATATGTCATTTTCTAAAACTACCAAGCAGACCAAACGCCAAAAAAGTTATACTTCATTGTCACGAAAAATGGTGGTTTGAAGTTGCCGATGTTAAACAGTATTGGGATACTGTTGTTTTCTTACACGATGCTCATAGAGAATACCATGGAAGGTATCAAGGTCCATTTGAAATCATACCTAATCTAAAGCCAGACCTTAAACCTAATTCTAAAGAAGGGCTTGAAATGGTAGCAGGTATTATTGGTGCTATAGAAGACCGAAAACAGACCCATATTTCAATTCAAAGAGCTTTGGCTGATGGATGTACCAAAATAAAAATATTTGGCCATATAAATGACCAGAATTACTTTGATAAGTACGTTAGCCCACTTCTTAATAGCGATATTGAGATAGTCGGATTTTCAACCAACAAACAAGTTATGTATGATTCAATAGGTAGGGTTTACCACTCTTCTAAAGGTGAAGTAGCTTGTTTGGTCAAAGATGAATGTTGGTTAACCAACACTGAATTCTTCGGAAATGAAGAAACAAATAACATTGTCTCACCATTAACCAATGATGAGATTTTTCAAGAGTGGAAAAGAGTTTTAGAGATATGATAATACATGCACACATATTAGCGTTTAATGAAGAAAAAATACTACCATTTACGCTAGATTATTATTCAAATATCTGCGAAAAGATATTCATATATGATAACATGTCTACTGATAGTTCGGACGAGATATACGCTAAATACCCTAAGGTAAAAGTTATAAAATGGTCCAGCAATGACGAGATAAATGAAATGAATTACATCAACATCAAATCTAACGGATATAAACAAGAAAGTAGAGGTGCTGATTGGGTAATTGTGTGTGATTGTGATGAATTTTTATATCACCCTAGACTTTTGGAAAAACTTCAGTATTATAAGGATAATGGTATAACGGTACCTAAAATAAATGGACATGATATGGTAAGCGAAAGTTTCCCAGAATATGACGGAAAACCTATAACCGACAAGATAAAGGTTGGTTCTGAGGTTTACCCACCATTTTGTAAAAATATTGTTTTCAACCCAAAATTAGATGTCCAGTACGGCATTGGTGGTCACTCGTTTAACGCAAACGGTGCTGTCTACTCTAACAGTGCTGAATTAAAACTTCTACATTATAAATTTTTAGGGGTGGAGTATGTTGAGAACATATACAAAGCTAGGGCCGAAAGATTAAGTGAGTTTAACAAAGCCAATAAATTTGGTGAGCACTACTTTAACGTACCATACGATTATATGAATAAACTCTTAAGTGAGCAAATAGAAGTTATATGAGAACAATAATTGTTTCTGATTTTACGATAAAAGAAGTACCGCATGGTGGTTCAGAATGGGTTAATCAAGTTTTAATTGATAAGTTTGGTTGTGAGTTTTGGTATTCAAACCAAATTGTTGAATTTGATAAAGACGCTTTTTACATCATATCTAACATTTCTTTGATGCACCCATCTGTTGTTAGACAGATACCATCGTTGAACTACGTTATAATGGAGCATGATTATAAAATTTGTGCTTCTAGGCATCCGTGGAGATGGCCAGATTCAATCGTTCCAAAAAATGAGAGAATCAACTATGATTTATATGAAAAAGCTAAAGCTATTTTTGTACAAACCAACGACCATTTAAGGGTTTATAAAAACAATGACGTTAAAGGTAATTTTATCAGTCTGCATTCATCAATATGGGCAGATGATGATTTGAATTTACTGGAAAATATGTTAAAAACCCACGAGACAAAAAATGGTAAATACGGTATTTATGCTACAAACAACTGGATTAAAAATACTGAAGGTGCAATCAGATACTGTTCTGAAAACAACTTACAATATGAGTTGATACCAAACCAAGAAAAGAGAGAAGATTTCTTGAGCTTATTGGCACAATGTTCACACCTTGTATTTTTTCCAATCGCAAGAGAAACTTTTTGTAGATTGGTTGTTGAGGCTAAATGCATGGGTATTGATGTTATAACAACAAAAAACTATGGGGCTTCTTTAGAGGGCTGGTTTGATTTGTCTGGACAAGACTTAATAGACTTCCTTAGAATGCAAAGCGAAGATAACTTAAATAAGATAAAACAAATATGTGGATTATGAGTAGAATAACAAATTGGTTTAAAAGAAAAGCGGCTATGTTGTCCCTTTCAATGTCAAATGTTGAAAAGAATGCATTTGGTCAGAATGGCCAAATGTTATCAGATAATGTTGGTGAAGTCCAAAGACACAACCAAGGGGATGTAATGGATGATTTAATCAACGGTAGAGTAACACAAGAAGTTCAAGATTTAAGATGGAGAACTTATAAGGTTATGGCTGCAACTGAAAATCTTGTATTAGATGTGAATGCTCTTAAAAAACATAAGACGGATTTAACTGATGAAAACGCTGTTTTAGAAATCGTTGTTGATAACACAACAGAATATTTGAGCACAACAGAAGCCATGGCCATTTATGGTTTAAATTCAACCGCTACACCAACCATTGATATTAGGGTTATTGATAATGAGAAGACAGTAGTTGCTTCACATGGAGTTATTGATGGTAATAATTATCATTCGTTTGTTAAACCTGATAAACGAATTACTGTACATAGGAATTCATATCCAAAATTTAATATTGAAAACTACACAAAAATGCTTCACGTAAAATCAACCGATACAGATAAAAAATTGTTGGAGTTTTATGTAAGCAAATACCCCGTTGAAGAAGATAGAAAAACATATATGTTCATCAAAGAGGTTCAAAAATTAATCGTAAACCCAATATCATCAAACATTATCAACATTGATAGCGTTGAGTTTATAACACAAAATTGTTTGGGTAAGCCAGACCATTTAAAGTTTAAATACGAAAATTTGGTTATACATAAAGTTACCGAATTTAATGGTTATTACGTGATTAAATTCTATTGTGATGAAACCATTGATGGTGAAAGCATTTTTGAAAAATATAGAGAAGAAGAGTTAGATAACAAATACAAAAATAAAGAAAGAAAAAATGAGTCAAATAACAGCCATACTAAATGGTTATAAACGACCACAATTTTTAAAAGAACAAGTTGACGCAATAAGAAATCAAACAATACCGCCAACTGAAATTATGCTCTGGCAAAACCACACTGAAGGTTTTGACCCAGAGCTTATTGCTTCATTAACTACCGCATCTTGCAATAAAAATTTAGGTGTTTGGGCTAGATTTGCCTACGCTCTCAATGCTAAAACTGAATACATATGCATTTTTGATGATGATACAATACCTGGGGATATGTGGTTTGAAAATTGTCTAGAAACAATGAAAACACATGAGGGATTATTGGGAACTGTTGGTTTAATCTATGACACACCAAATCAATACAGACCAAACAAACGTTTTGGTTGGGCTGACATCAATAACCCAGAAACTATCGAAGTAGATATTGTTGGACACGCATGGTTCTTCAAACGAGAGTGGTTATCTGCTTATTGGAGAGAACTCCCACCAATAGGGTTAACAACCGTTGGTGAAGATATGCACTTTTCATACATGCTTCAAAAATATTTGGGGTTAAACACTTTTGTCCCCCCACACCCTGAAGATAATAAAAGACTTTGGGGTAGTATAAAAGGTTGGGAAATGGGTACCGAAAAAAACGGGCTGTCATTGAATGAAGATAACATACGTTACATGGATTGGTATCATAAGCAATTGATTAACGATGGTTTTAAACTTGTAAGACATGGAAAGATTTAATACTGATTTTGATAAATTCTGGTCAATGATTAATAAAGGCGAAAACTTCGCTTTTGCTAGATATGCTGATGGTGAAGTTATGTTAATGAACGGTAACGCTGTCAATCACTTAACACAAGCGGCGCTAGTTGATAAATGGACAGCTCCGTTAGGTATGACAAAAGTGGGTACTGATTTGTTAGAGACAATTAACCACACTGAACCTAATTACTATTATGCTATATCAGCACCCACTGATAATTTAAGCGATTACAATTATTTGAAAAATGCTTTAAAGACCAGCGAAGAAAATTTAACCTTTGTAAACCTTTGGATTAATAGCAACTATCAAAGAAGTCTTGAAAATTATAAATCGTTAGATAGACCAGTTAATTTGATATGTAACTATAGAGCTAAAAAGGAAAATTTCCCATTCAAGGTTCAAAATTTGATTTTATTCCCAGACAACTGCATAAGTTTTTGGGCTATATCTGGTGACTTGTTCATTGAAGGTATGAAAGAAATGGTTGGCACAAAAGAAAATGAATTATTCTTCGTTTCTTGTGGTCCAGTTTCGGAAATAATCATCCACAAACTTTACGAATTCAATCCTTATAACACTTACGTTGACGTTGGCTCATCTATAGATGAGTTTATCCATGGTAGAAAAACTAGACCATACATGGAACCAACCAGCCAATACGGACAAATGGTCTCAAGATTTTAATGGTACAAGTTGTATACACAAATAGCAAATGTAGTGATATATGGCCTATGTTCATAGGTGAACAAACTAAAAAGCTTAGTTGGCCAATTATTTTTATAACTGATAAACTGATACCATATTGGCCAGAAGATAAACAATACCTGTATTCAGAGTCTGATAACTATTCTGATGTCTGGATAAATGCATTGGAGAAATTGAATGTAGAGCAGTTTATGTACCTACAAGAAGACTTTATTTTATACGATAGAGTAAAAGAACACAAACTAAACGAATATTCTATGTTTTTGAAAAACAGTGATTATTCATTTGTTAGGTTGATTAAATCAGGTGAAATAAACCAACAAATAACCGACACACTTTATGAAATTTCATCAGATAATGATTACATCTTTGCAATGCAAGCTACCATATGGAAAACCAAAGACTACATCAACATTTTAAAAAATGTTCATGAATCAAAATGGTTAGAAACACATAGGTATAAAGACTTCATGAAAGCCAATAACATAAAGGGTTTGTGTCATTTTGATAACGAACCCAAAAGAGGTGGTAATCACCATGATAGCAATGTTTACCCATACATAGCAACAGCTTTGGTTAAGGGTAAGTGGATAACATCTGAATACGCTGAAGAACTAACTAGGTTAACAAACCAATATCACATAGATATAAACAATAGAGGAACAATATGAGCATAAATTTAGGTGAGTGGGAATCATTCACAAACAGAATAAAAAATTACTTAGACACAAAAGATATTTCTACGTTTATGACGTGGGATGTTTTAATTAATACAATGATAGCTGGGGTAGATTCAGTTGAAGTTGATTATTTGAGGAATAATTGGGGTTATTGGAGTGATAAAATAGGTGAGTCGGTATTACAACCAAACTCCCACCCAATCTACTCAATGTCGTCAACCAATAATTTACATCACGCCTATTCACTACAAATAATGATGGATAATATCGGCATTCAGCTGTCTGATTTTTCTATGGTAACAGAATTTGGTGGTGGTTACGGTAATACCGCTAGACTTTTTAGAAAAGCTGGTTTCAGTGGTGATTTCATTATCTATGACATACCAGAACTTTGTAGAATACAAGACTATTATTTAAAACAAAATTCTATCACAGATATTTCATTACTTTCTGGTGAGGATAAAATCACTGATGTTAAAACTGGGTCATTATTCTTAGCCTTATGGTCTATTTCCGAGACACCAATAAATACTAGGGATTACTACGTCAATAATCTTAAAATGTTAGAACATGATAACATTTTTATAGCGATGGGTGATTATTTTTATAACGAGAATAATATGGGTTGGTTAACTGAAACAATAATACCACAACTTGAAAAGAAAGGTTATGAGTGTAGGATTATAAAGATAGAACACGGACAAGGAATGTACTATTTTTCAGCAAAAAAACTTGACAAATCCGTTTAAACTGTTAAATTTTACCGATGAAAGTAATAGCATTAACATACAACTATAGTCTACCAAAATTAATTGATATTGGTAGAAAATGGGCACCAAGTGTCTATGGCGATAAAGATTTCATATTTGAATATTCAGCGGCGTCATATGCGACATTTTTGGATAAACATAGGGAACAAACATTACACATTTACACCGATGACGTTGATTTTTTAAAATCAAAAATGGAAAAATACAGCGTTCCTCAAAATGTTGTGTATGTTGATTTTAGTGAAGACATTAATAAATTAAGGGAGTCTAGATACAGCTTTGATATGTTAACCCATTTTATTTATTGTGCCAAAAGCAATGATGATTTTACAGTAAAAATAGATAATGATTTGGTCTTTACTGGTCAATTACCATCTCCAGAAGACAACGCTGTTTTTGTTTGGAAATACGAACGATTGGTTGGTGAGGGAGACCCAAGAATGGGTGAGATAAAAGTGGTGCAAGAAACGGTCAAAGATTTGTCACTACCAATCTATAATTTGGGTGTGTTAGGTATACCAGCTAATTACCCAGAAACCGAACTAAAAACCATTTGTGATAAAATGGTTGATGTTGATATCAGCGATGTTAGTGATTTGGGTGTTAAAATTTGGCATTGTTGCGAACAAACGGCCAATAACTGGATATTCAAAACCAATGGCTATAAAATCATTCAGACACACGATATAGTTGACCATTTATACGATAACAAACAAGCTTGTATTGAAAGAGCTAAATACCTATTAAAATGAACACACACTCACAATCGGGACAAGATGTTTTCATAAAGAAGATGTTGCCAATAAATAACGGAACTTTTGTTGACGTTGGTTGTTGGATGCCAGAAGAACTAAATAATACTTTGATGTTTGAACAAATGGGTTGGAATGGTTTATCATTAGACATATTGGATATGTCAGAAGAATGGGCGATTAGAAAAACAAAATTTGTACAAGGCGATGCTTTATTAACCGATTACACTTCGTTGTTCGATGAAAATGAAATGCCAATGGTTATTGATTATTTAACAGTAGACATTGAAGGTGACGGTCACCGTTTTAAAGCTTTAAAAAAAGTTTTAGAATCCAATAGAACATTTAAAGTCATTACAGTTGAACATGATTCATATAGGGGGTATGAATTAACTGAAGCAAAACCACAAAGAGAATTATTGGAAAAATTAGGATACGTTTTAGTTTGTAAAAACGTTAAATGTAGTGGGAATCCTTTTGAAGATTGGTGGATTAACCCTAACTATATTGATGAGACCTTATACAAACACATAATTTGTGAAAACAAAGAATATACTGAGATACTTAAAAATTTATGAAAACAATATTGATTTTAGGTGGTGGCGGCTTCATTGGTGGTCATCTAGCTAAAAGATTAAAACAAGAAGGGCATTGGGTGAGAATCGTTGATATTAAAAGACACGAATATTTTGACGAAAAAGAAATATGTGACGAATTCATAGTCGGTGATTTAAGAGACCCATCGTTGGTTTCTGTCGTTATGTATGCGCCACAACAAATGTCACCAAAAGATAATGTAAATTCATTTGATGAAGTATATCAATTAGCCGCTGACATGGGTGGTGCTGGATATATTTTTACTGGTGAACACGATTCAGATGTTATGCATAATTCAGCATTAATCAACTTAAATGTTGCTAAAGAAGCCACTGATAAAAATGTTAAGAAACTGTTCTATTCTTCATCAGCTTGTATGTATCCAGAACATAATCAACTAGACCCAGAAAACCCTAATTGTGAAGAATCTTCAGCGTACCCAGCAAACCCAGATTCTGAATATGGTTGGGAAAAATTGTTTAGTGAGCGCCTATACATGGCTTATCACAGAAATCACGGATTAAACGTTAGAATAGCTAGATTTCACAACATATTTGGACCACAAGGTACTTGGAAAGGTGGCAAAGAAAAAGCACCAGCTGCTATGTGTAGAAAGGCTGCTGAAACACCAGATGGTGGAATACTTGAGGTTTGGGGAGATGGTACACAGACTCGTTCATTCTTATACATTGATGAATGTGTTGAAGCCATTTTAAGATTAATGGATTCTGGCTTCATGGGACCAGTTAATATTGGTTCTGAGGAAATGGTTACAATAAACGAATTAGCTAGAATGGCTATTATCCTATCAAGAAAAAATATAAAAATAAAAAACATTTATGGTGATGAATTCCTTATAAAATACGGACACAAATGTCCTATTGGTGTTAAAGGTAGAAATTCAGATAACAATCTCTATAAAGAAAAAGTTGGTTGGGTTGTTTCCGAGCCATTGTTTAATGGTTTAATGGAAACCTATGAATGGATTGAAGAACAAGTCAGCAAATGAAACGTGCAATAGTGATTCAAGGTCCATCAACACATGTTAATGAATTAAAAAGGGCTTGGGATGGTTATGATTTAATTTGGTCTACTTGGAGCGGAGAAGATTCGCACTATCAAGAAGATGATATTGTGGTTTATTCGCCGAAACCAAACGAGACTGGTTTTGGCAATGTTAACTTACAAAAAGTAAGCACATATAACGGTGTTTTAAAGGCCAAAGAATTAGGGTATGACAGGGTGTTTAAATGGAGAAGCGATATGATACCAACGAATGCAGAGGCTTTGTTGGGTTCATTATCTGAAGACATAAACATCTTGTTTTACCATCATGTAATGCCAGATAGGAGTGACTACTTTGTTGATTACGTCATGGAATCGGAAACAGATACAATGATTAACATCTGGAGCTTCACAAATATATACCCAACACATGCCGAAGCAATTATTACGGAATACATAAACCAACAAGGTAAAAAGGTAAGTTTGTTTGGTGGAAAATTAAACAACGATAATGATATCTTATGGTTAAAAAAGAATATAAGTATCAAAGATTACAAAAAATACCCAGCATTTGAATATGACAAATAAGTTAAACATTTTAATACCAGCAGCTGGTACTGGCTCTAGATTTAAAATTGACGGTTACACAGATATCAAACCAATGATTAAGATAGGTGATAAGACAATGATTGAACTAGCCATAAATTCTTTACAGCTATCTGGTCAATTTATTTTCGTGGTTAATAAGGGTAACGGTCAATTGGAAGAGCTTGTATCAGAAATAAAAAGAGTAGTTCCTGATGCAATAATTATCGAAATTGATTATTTGACAGAAGGACCAGCTAGTACTGCTTTATTGGCTTCTGAATACATTGATAATGACACACCTCTAGTAATAGCAAATTGTGACCAAATCATGGAGTGGGGTGAAAATGAATTTAGTGATGCCATCTTCAACACAGATAAAGATGGTTTGGTTGTTACTTATAATGTAGTTACCGAAAAAAATAGTTACGTGAAAATAGACGAAAACGGTAACGCCGTAATGTTTGCTGAAAAACAAATAATAAGTGAGCATTCACTAAATGGAATCCACTTCTGGAAGAAAGGTTCAGATTTTGTCTTATCAACAAAGCAAATGATTGAAAAAAACATACGTTACAATAACGAATTTTACGTTTCACAAACCTATAACGAACTTATTGAACTAGGTAAGAAAATAGGAATTTACGAAATACCAACAAATAAACACTGGGCTGTAGGTACACCCAGCGATTTAAAACTATATTTAGACCATGCAAATCTATAATTTAAAAGATATGGTTGGCGGCTGGTTTGTGGGTAATTTCCAACCAGCAGCATTTACTTCTAAAGATTTTGAAGTATGTTATAAGAAACACAAAAAAGGTGAATTTTGGGATACCCATTATCACGAACATGTCCATGAAATAAATCTACTAGTTAAAGGTAAGATGATGATTAACGACACGGAAATTAACGAAGGTGAAATCTTCGTAATAGAACCAATGTTTGTGGCGGCACCAACATTCTTAGAAGATTGTGAATTGGTAATAATAAAAACCCCATCAATTGTTGATGATAAAGTAATTGTAAAATGATATTTAAACAAGAAATAAACAGAGAAGATTACATCATGGTTAAATACTACCTTGAGTCTGTAACCTCTTTAAGAGACGCTGCTTGGAACTTAGCAATAGGTCAAAGCGTTGGTAATCCTAACGTTAGAAATAAATGGGAAAGTGACGAGTTATTTGAAAAATATTCAGCCATGGTTATTGGTGATGAAGAAGAACTCAAAACCAAAAAAGACGGTAACGTAGAAATTGCCTTCCCTAAAATTAACATCGACTGGGACACAGATGGTGTCTCACAACTTTTATGTTTTATCATGGGTGGTCAATTGGATATTGATAACATAACTAAATGTCACGTATTGGATATTGAATTCCCTGAATCAATTAAACAAACGTTTAAGAAACCTTCATATGGGTTAAGTGGGTTCAGAGAATTTACCAACACATTTGACAAGCCTCTTTTTGGTGGTATTGTTAAACCTAAAACAGGTATCTCTAGCGACACTTTGCTAGAGATGGTTAAAGAAATGGTTGAAGGTGGTGTCAATTTTATCAAAGAAGATGAAATCTTATCAAACCCAAGTTTTTGTAAGATAGAAGATAGGGTACCTAAAATCATGGAATACTTAAAAGGTAAAAATGTTATTTACTCTGTATGTATAAACTCAGACCCAGCATATATTTTAGATAGAGTTAAATTAGTACATGAATTAGGTGGTAACTCAGTACACGTAAACTTTTGGTCTGGTATGGGTGTATACAAATCTATCAGAGATTTGAATCTCCCAATCTTTATTCATTTTCAAAAAAGTGGTGATAAGATTTTAACTAACAAAACTCACGACTTTAGAATTGAGTGGTATGTTATCTGTAAACTAGCAGCGTACATGGGTGTTGACTCAATACACGCTGGTATGTATGGTGGTTATCTAAATGATGAAAAAGAAGAGTTGATAAAAGTCCTTAAAGTGTTAAGAGACCATGACGTAACACCAGCACTTAGCTGTGGTATGCATCCAGGTTTAATTGATTTCATAAATGAAAACATAGGTGTTGATTATATGGCAAATGTCGGTGGCGCTCTTCATGGACACCCAGACGGAACATATGGCGGTTGTTTAGCTATGCGTCAAGCGATAGATAAAAACTACGGTGAAGAATATAACAAGGCAATAGAAAAATGGGGGAAAAAGTAATGCTAATAGATAAATTCATAACACATATACGTACAGTAAAACCAGATTACGTACCTAACGTAATCCTAGATATTGGCTCTAGAGATTTGGACCAAAGCATTGAGTTTAACTCTGTGTTTGGTGAGGCAAAGATATTCGCCTTTGAACCAAATCCACCGCAATATGATATTTGTTTTGAAAGGTCAAAACAATACCCAAATATTGAAGTCGCACAACTAGCAATTAGTAATACTAACGGAACACTAGATTTCTATGTGACGCACGGTAATGTTGGTGCTTCATCATTATTAAAACCTATGAATGTACCATTTGCGTCAACGCAAGCATTTACCAAAATATCGGTACCATCAGTTAGATTAGGTGAATGGTTAGATGAAAATAATATTGATACTGTTGATGTTATGTGGTTAGATACACAAGGTGTTGAATTGGATGCTTTGAAAAGTATGGGTGATAAAATCAAACAAGTTAAATTTATACACTGTGAGGCATCTGAGCTACCATACTACGAGGGTCATTTACTTAAAACAGACCTAGTTAAATTTTTAGAAGAAAACGGTTTTGAATTGATATTCATAAACGAAGCTTATCACCCATTTAACGAAGGGGATATTATTGCAACAAACAAAAATTTATGATACTAATTTCTCATAGGGGCAACATTAATGGTCGTTTTGAATCTTGGGAAAATGAACCAACGTATATTGATTTAGCGATTCAAAAAGGTTATGATGTTGAAATAGATGTCTGGTGTGTTGATGGTATCATTTGGTTAGGGCATGATAAACCATTATATGGTGGTTTAAGTATTAACTGGTTTTTAAAACGGGCTAATAAACTTTGGATACACTGTAAAAATATAGAAGCGTTGGAATATTTTAAAAATTTTACACATGAAATAAATTATTTTTGGCATGAAAACGATAGAGCCACAGTAACATCTAAAATTTATATTATATCACACGTTGACCAAGAACCAATTGAGGGTTCAATCGCTATGATGCCAGAAAAACATAATTTTGACGTATCAAAATGTGTGGGTGTTTGCAGCGATTATATAGAAAAATACAAAACAGATGATACTACTAACATACGGGACTAGACCAGAATACATAAAGATACAACCCATCATTAACGAAATGAGAAAACGTGAAATACCGTTTAGGGTATTCTTCACTGGTCAACACGAAACTTTGGTTAATGGTTACTACGATATGCGTTTGGATATCGAAGAATATAGTCACGAAAATAGATTAGATAATATCATGGCTAATTTGATGACTCTTAATTATCATGTTTTTGAAGATGTAAAAGCTGTTATAGTGCAAGGTGATACAACATCTGTTGTTGGTATGGCCATGGCTGCTATGCACAGACAAATACCAGTTATTCACTTAGAAGCTGGGTTAAGAAGTTATGATACAAAAAACCCATATCCAGAAGAGTACAACAGAAAAATAGTTTCAACCATCGCCGATATACATCTATGTCCTACAAATGTTAGTGCTGAAAACCTTAAAAAAGAAAACATCTTTAATGATGTATACGTTGTTGGTAACACAGCTCTAGATAACTTACTATCTTATAAAGATAAATGTGAAGAAGGTAATCAAATTCTAGTTACGTTACATAGACGCGAAAACCATGAAAATATTGACGAATGGTTTGAAGTAATAAATGAATTAGCAAAACACACAAACTATGAATTTATCTTACCCATTCATCCTAATCCAAACGTTCAATCAAAAAAACACATTTTAAAACACGTTAAAGTTATAGACCCTTTATCTCATGAAGATTTGTTGGAGATTTTGGTTAAAACTAAAATGGTCATAACAGATAGTGGTGGTTTACAAGAAGAATGTTCGTTTCTAAACAAACAGTGTCTAGTGTGTAGAAAAGTGACTGAAAGACCAGAAGCGCTTGGTTTTACTAGCCACCTTGTTGAGTCACCAAGAATGCTAAAATCTGAATTTTACCGTAATTTGGCTAAAAAACACGATTTTCAAGCTTGTCCATATGGTAACGGGCATTCAGCGGAATATATTTGTGATGTATTGACAAACTTCAATTTTTGGTGATATTTATAATAAAAGTCATGCATGAATAAAAAACAACCTGCAACAAGACAACGTAAAAAGAAAGAAACAGATTTCAATTTAATTGAAACTGGTTATCAACAGTCAATTCTAAACGATATCAAACTAGATATCAAACACAAGAACGAAGTTCAAAAGAAACTCACCAATGCAATCAAAAAGAATGATGTAACTATATGTACTGGCCCAGCTGGTACTGGTAAAACACTTCTTAGTGTATTCGAGGCTCTTATATTACTTAAACAAAACCCAGAGGTGTATAAAGAGATAAAACTTGTGAAATCTATCACACAACTTAAGAATGAAGAACTTGGCACATTACCAGGTGATGAAAAGGATAAACTTAAGTTTCACATGATGTCATATTTAGATGCTTTTCATAAACTAATCGGTGAATCAAACACCAACAAACTAATTGAGTCTGGTCTTATCAAAATGGAAGTATTTGGAGCAATAAGAGGTCGCTCTTTTACCAATGCGATTATCATTATTGATGAATTCCAAAATATTACACACGACAATGCTAAAACATTTTTGACCAGATTTTCCGACAATACCAAAGTAATAGTTTTAGGTGACAGTGGGCAAATAGACCTTAAGAACAAAAAAGAAAGTTCTTTGGAACGTTTGGCTAATAGAGTTAAATCAAATCCAGTAGAAGGTGTTGAAGTCGTTGAATTTAGTGAGAAAGACACTGTTAGACATAGGCTAACCAGTTACTTCATTACTATGTTTAAAGAAACCGAAGAGGAAAAACCTACTAGGAAGTTTAAAGTGGTTAAACACGCCTCACCAAACTTTTTTACTAAAATTTTGAATTTTTTTCGTTAAATTCTGATTTTTTATTTACTTATCACTATTTAGCCATTAGATTGGTTTTATGAAAATAGGTATAAGTATTAATGAAGTTTTACGAGACTTTTTAAGTCAATTTGACTACACGTACAACAAATACATCGGAAAATCAGAAATTGAGATTTCCGACATAGAGTCTTTTGACCTAACAAAGCACTATGCTTTTGATTCGGTTGGGAGAATGAACACGTTTTTGTATCTTGAATCCCCATTAGAAATATTTGGTCATGCTGACCAAATGGTGGATGGTTTAATAAACAAGTTCAATATGTTTTTATCAGATATGTCTGATGACACTGACCACGAAATCTGTTTGGTCAGTAGAGAAGTAAATAAAGCAATCCCAGCGACCTTCTTCTTTTTATCTAAAACTGGGGCCAGAATCAATAGTATTAAATTCGTTAAAAATAACGAAGATGAATGGTCAGATTTTGATGTCTTAATTACGGCTAATCCAGTAGCTTTAGCTGCCAAACCATCTGGCAAAGTTAGTGTAAAAATAAATGCTCCATATAACAAAGAATCGGATGCTGATTACACACTAGACTCAATTTTAGAATTCATGAATGATTCTGATTTAAGAGCTAAAATATTAACAAAAACAATAACAACAACTTACGAAGAATTATCATGATAGAATTTGGTGGAATTTATTATTACATAGACCTAGATACTCTAGAAAAAATCATCACTATTCAACCTGAAGAAGGTGAATATCACACTAGCATTGAAACGACAACTAAAACTTTTGTAGACGGCACAATTGAGACAACTACAGTTCAAGCAAGCCTACCAAAAATGAAAGAATTGGATGCTGCTAAGTATGATATCATAAGAAATTGTATTGATATCATTTTAGATTCAGATGACCAAGGTGATTCAGCCCTAGGTGCGGAATCGGCTTTAGAACAAATGCCTATGGCTTATAAAGTGGCCTTTAATACTTTATATAAATACGAAATTATAAAAGAGCAAGACTAATATGAACACAGAACAATTGCAAAGAATAGATGAGCAAATTAAGAATGCTGAATCTGTATTAAACAAATTAAACGGTAATGAATTTACACTATATTTCTTTACCCTTGACACAAAAGGTAACCCAACAGCTGGTGTTGCAAACATTTACGAACACGTCAAAGTATTAAACCAATTGGGCTATAAAGCCTCAATTTTGTGCGAGAAAAACGACTACAGAATTAGAGGTAACGCCGAAGGTAATGGTATCTCAGATTGGCTAGGTGAAGAATATGCTGCACTACCACACGTTTCAATTGAAAGCGGTAAGTTAAACATTAATCCACACGATTTTGTTGTTATACCAGAAATCTTCTCAAACATTATGGACCAAATCAAAGGGTTCCCATGTAAGAAGATTGTTTTTTCACAAAGCTACGATTACCTATTGGAATTATTACCTATAGGTAAGCGTTGGAATATTGATTACGGTTTTGCTGATGTTATTACAACTAGTGAAAACCAAGCAATCTACATTAGTAACCTATTCCCAAGCATCAACACTCACGTGGTACCAGTATCCATCCCTAAATTCTTTAAGGAAAGTGATAAACCAAAAATACCTGTTGTTGCTTTGTCAACAAGAAATCAATCAGACGCTGCTAAAATAGCTAAATCATTCTATCTTCAATATCCACTATACAAATGGATTACATTTAAGGATATGAGAGGTATGTCACGAGAACAGTTTGCTACAGAATTGGGTAAATGTTGTTTGGCTGTTTGGATAGATGACTCCGCTGGTTTTGGTACATTCCCGCTTGAAGCCATGGAATGTAAGACACCTGTAATCGGAAAGATGCCTAACCTTATCCCAGAATGGATGGAGAGCAAAGATGCTGAAGGTAACCTTACAATCAAATCTAATGGTGTCTGGACAAACACAACCATCAATATCCCAGAATTGATTGCAACTTACTTGAAACACTGGTTGGAAGATTCAGTCCCAACAGAACTTCTTAAAACAATGGAAGAAAGCTGTGGTAAGTACACCCCAGAAAGACAAGCCGCTGAAATTGAAAAAGTTTATGGTGGTATTTTTGACAACAGAAAAAAAGAAATTGTTAAATTGATAGCTAACCTTGAAGCGTCAAAAAATGAAACAGTAAATGGATAAAAAATATACTTTAAGGATGTCAATCTTAGATGAGAACGGCGAAGAAAAGGTAATAGCAACCGCAACGAGTGATGTTATCTCACAAACATCAATTCTCCATGAGATTGATGCCGTATCATTGTTATATAGACAATTATTAGAAGAATACAAAAAACAAAAATAAAATATGAGTAACACAAATATTTCAGTCATCTTACCAGTACATGAATTAGATGACACAACAAAACCAATGTTCGCTAACGCTATTCAAAGCATTAGAGTTCAAAAAGTAAGACCTGATGAGGTTGTAATAGTAGCACCTAAAGGTAGTACAACAATGTCGTACATTAAAAACGAATTTGATTTTGGTGACATTAAATCATTGATTACATTCGTTGATAACGAAGGTAAGACAGACGTTCAAACACAAATAAACTTGGGCGTTGCTAATGCTAAATCAGATTGGGTTAGCTTCCTAGAATTTGATGATGAATACGCATCAATCTGGTTTGACAATGTAATCAAGTACAGAGCGGCACATAAAGATGTTGAAATCTTTATGCCACTTATTGTTGATGTCGATAAAGACAACACCTTCCAAGGATTTACCAATGAAGCTGTTTGGGCGCAAAGTTTTTCTGATGAATTAGGTATTTTGGATTACAATGCACTATTAGCTTATCAAAACTTTGGTATTGATGGAATCGTAATGAAGAAAGAATTGTTTGACCAATTCGGTGGCTTCAAATCAAACGTAAAACTAACCTTTATCTATGAGTTTTTGCTTAGAATGACTTTCAAGTCAGTTAAAACTATGGTAATCCCTAAATTTGGTTATAAACACGTCAACCAAAGAAAGAATTCATTGTTTGCGCAATACAAAGAAACAATGAAACCAGATGAAAACAGATGGTGGATTGCACAGGCTAAAAAAGAACATTATTTCGCAAAAGATAGAGAAATAACATATACCGAACAAATATCTTAATCGTGAAAAGAGGACGCAAAAAGAACGAACCGTACTTTGGTCCAAATGAAGAAGAAGCAGTTATTAAGTTTTTAGAATCGGAAGACGAAAAAGAAAGGAATCAAATTTTTAATGAGTGGTTAAATGGACCACTCATTAAAATGGTTGAGGCGATAATTAGAAGGTACAAATTATTTAGGAAAGGTTATACATTTGAGCAATTGCATGGTGACACAATATCTTTCTTAATGACAAAAGTACATAAGTTTGAAAAGGGTAAGAATAAAAAAGCATATTCATATTTTGGCACAATAACTAAACACTACATCCTAGGTCTCATAATGAAAGATGAGAAAATGATGAAACAAACCACTTCATATGAAGACGTTTCGATGGATTTAGAAGAAGATGAGGATTTATCTTATAGTATTGATTCAGATAATATATCTTCAGATGAGTTTATATTAAACATCATCCAAGGTATAAAAGATGAGCTTAATAATGAAAATCACTTACCAAAAAAGAAGCTAACCGAAAACGAGAAAAAAGTAGGTTTTGCTTTAGTTGAGATACTCGAAAATTGGGAAACAGCTTTTGACGCCATGGATGGCGGTTCAAAGTATAATAAGAACTCAGTTCTTGAAACAATGAGGGAATACACCCATTTATCCACAAAAGACATACGTTTAGCCATGAAGCGCTATAAAGTGCTGTATGAATTCATAAAGCAGCGTGGGTTATAAAAAATGGTAAAAAATGTCTTTTTCAAATATTTATATACAAAGGACATACTATGCCAAGAAAGAAAAAACAAGAGGTTAAAGTAAACAGTACTGCATCGTTGGAAGGTCTTCTACAAGAGACATATAACGATGCGTGTTTACAAATCACAGAAGCGCAGGTCGGTATTAACGAACTTGCAAATGCGGCAACACCAAACGATGTTGACGACTATACAAAAATAGCCAAAGAAAAAAGCAACTTTTTGAAGGTTAAAGACTCTGCTATTAGAATTAAACTTGAATTAGCTAAGGTTCAAAGTGATTTGATTAAAAATAGTGGTGCGGTTAACCAATTAGCCAATACCGAACAACAACAACAAGGTGAGGCTAATTTTGATGATTTTTCAGCGATTAGAGATATGTTGAAAAAATCTGGTGATAATAGTGATTTAGATATTGAGTAACTATGGCTATCGTTGATAAGAAGAAGCAAGTTTTTGGTAAAATAGCGGCGTTTAAAACGCTTACCGAAAGTCTCCCAAAATTAAAGAAAACATCTTCTCTACCGTCTATTAATAACGGTGGGGATAGTATTTCTTTTTTAAGTGATTTAATTAAATCGCTTATTGGTTATGAGGCGTTGAAATCTTCTGTCAGCGAAATACTATCTAACTCGTTACCGACTATTGAAAAGAACATTAAACACGTTCTAGCAACAGACCTTAAGAGTTTAGTTAGTTGTGGTGTTGACCCACATCTACCAGATTGGTTGAAATCCACAGGTGCTGGTATAACTATACCAGTATCTAAGATTGATTTTTTGGATATGTTACGAACAGACCCAAATACTTTAGCTGGTAGCCTAATCTATAACGACATTACACCAACGCTAACCAATAGCTCAGATTTCAATACGTTCCTATATGGGGTAATCCAAGATGATGGTATTACTCATACGTGGCAAAACATATTAGACTTTACATTCAATTCCGTTGGTGTGGGTTCAACCCCAAATAATACGATAACAATAAAGGCTAACCCATCGTATAATACTAAAACATTAACTGATTTAAACAATGATTACATTTATAGTAATACTTTTTTAAACACAGAAAATGTTTTGACAAAAACCATAGACTTTAACTTTGGTACCATATCAACATCTAAATCGTTAAAGCAATTAGAGGAAGAAGCTAAAATAAACGCAATCATTGATAAGATGGTCAATAACTTAAATAAGGACCCAATGAATGATGATGCGTTTGCTTTTAGTAAAGAAGAAACGTTACAAAATGAATTAAACGCTTATCATAGAAAAAAAGGTTACAAACCTCTAAACCTATCTCTACCAACATCAGCCAATCCTACTGGTGGTGTAATGGTACCTATGGTGTCAACAGTTCCTGTACAGCAATTAACTGGGTTCACAACCAGTCTATCAGCGTCAACAACACCTTTAGATAGAAAAGAAACGATTGATTCTGCTTTAGAATCAATGGCAAATGCAACAACTTCAGCAATAAACAATTTTACTGATAAGCCAAACGTTAAGCTTAATTTTATCCAAAACATTCTTGATACATTTATCAAAGCTATTGTTAGTATTTTCTTATCACCTAAGGTGATGATGGCTTTTGTTATCAACTATAAGATAATCTATGGACCAACATCAGATTTTGATGGCGCAATAGATTTTATTAAAAAGAACAAGCAATTGATGAGTAGTATTATGAAAGCTATTTCGGAAGAAATAATAAAGATATTATTGGCGGTTGCATTAAAAGAGATTTCATCACTTGTTTCGGCAGCAATGCTCAAGAAACAAAAAGAAAGAGCCACAAACAGATTAGCACAAATGCAAACTTTGTTAGGGGTTCCAAAATCACAAGTGAATAGTTTACTAAACAGCATATAAAATGGCAGATACTAAACCAATACCAAGTACTGGTGTAAACATATACTCATTAAATGGTGTTCTTAATACTGTTTTATCTGCGTTTAAAATACCAGAAGCACCAATAGAACCACTACCACCACCATTGATTATGATTGGGGCTAAGTTAAGGCCAGGATTATCAGCAGAGAGTATTGCCGCTGAAATCATAAGTCAACAATCAGACGCTGGTAGAGTTGTCGGTGATGTTTTTGCTGATGGTCCTAATGTCGAGGAAGCTATGGAAGTGATAAGAGTAAAAGCAATAATAAGTGCATTGTTAAACGATGCTAGAGTGGATGTCGTTATTCCACCAGGTGTTTCAGTTAGTACCATAGGTATTGGTAACTTAGGAGCACCAGTCGTTTCTCAAGGCGCAACAACAGCAATGGGTATCGGTGACGGTATAATAAGATAATGGAAGATTTAGAGAACAAATCAAACAATGACCTTCTATTTGAAATTAAACAAATGGAAGCGGACTATGAAGCTCTTAAGATAAAGATGCTTCAAGATTTAGATAAGATGGATGAAATGGATAGACGTTTCGATAGAATCCAATCAATACTAATTAAACGATTAAATAAATAATGAACGAAGGTACATCAAGGTCGGCTAGAGGGGATAAAAACCCAATGGACCATTTATTCGAAAGGCACAGGTACTTAGAGGTGGCAGAAGTTATCTCAGTAGATGACCCGTACCATATGGGTAGAATAAAGGTTAGAATCAAGGGTCCAGCATCAACAGGTGGTGATGATGGTACACTTGATGCTGATTTACCATGGTGTTTTCCTTTGTTGCCAAAAACATTTACCACAACCCCTAAACCTAAAGAAGCGGTTTTTGTGATGTTTTTTAGTAGATATCGAGAATTTGCTGATAGGTTATACATCGGTCCAATTATATCCCAACCAGATAAACTAAACAACGACCCATATTACAATACGGCGCTAAGGGGGTTCACTTTTGCCAGTGTTCAACCAAATACAAGCGTTGATAGCATACCTGAACTTGATGGGGTATATCCAGATGTTAACGATGTCAGTATTCAGGGTCGATATAATACAGATATCACCCAAAAACACAATCAAGTTGTAATTAGAGCTGGTAAGTTTGAAATAAACCCATCTAGCAAGCCATATGGCTTCGTTTTTAACAATAAGACACAATCTTATATCCAAATGAAGAATGATGTCATTATTAAGCCTAAAACGGAGAATTCTGAGGCTAAATTAGGTACCGTTACAAATGTTGTTGCAAACAAGATTAACTTCTTAACACACGAAGACGGTAACCCAAGATTTAATCTATTGGACCAAAAAGACTTAATTAGTGATGAAACGTTGGCACTTATTTTAAAGGATGCCCATCAACTACCTTTTGGTGATATCTTATTGGAATATTTGATACTTTTGAAGAACGCCATACTTTACCACGTCCACAACGGTTCTGGTAACCCAGCCACTGATTTGACGACTAGCGGTAACCAACAAACTATTGCCGAACTTAAGGCAAAAGCCAACGATTTGGAAAAACGAATGTTGTCTAAAAACATCCGTATTAACTAAGGTTTTACGATATTTATAAAAAAACAAAACCATGGTAGTACGCACATATTTCGATAAAAATAACACTATTGTAAGTAACTTAAACGTGAATACTGGATTAAACCCAGTTACTGAGTTATTTTATGGTGGTGCTATTGGTGAACAAAAATACAGTAGATTCTTATTCAAATTTGATGAGACAAGATTAAGAGAGCTTTATACTGGTGGGACATATACAGACCTATCCAAACTTACACACACTCTTAAAATGACCAATACTGGCTCATTTGACACTCAATATCTAAACGGTACCATGGGTGGGAAAGATAGAGCTAGCTCATTCGATTTAATTGTCTTTAAAATAAACCAAGATTGGGATAACGGTGTTGGTTATGATTATGAAGTACCATTCATTGTAGCTGGTGACTCAGCTTATTCAAACGAAGCATCAAACTGGGTTGAAGCCCAAACAGGTGTTGAATGGGCCAACGGAACTGGTGTATATTCTGGTTCACCATCTGGTATTACAGTAAACACACAACATTTTGATAAAGGTAATGAAAATATTGACATAGACATAACCGATTATGTAAATGGTTTGCTTACTGGTGCTACAAATTACGGATTAGGTATTGCATACGCTAGAGCATATGAAGAAATGAATACGACAAAATTACAATATGTCGGTTTCTTCACAAATAATACTCAAACATTTTACGAACCATATGTTGAAACAATTTACGATAACCATATCGTAGATGATAGAGCTAATTTCTTTTTGGATAAACCTAACAAGCTTTATCTATACGTCAACCTTAATGGTAACCCAACCAATCTAGATTCAACACCAAGTGTAAACATCTATGATAGTTCAGATACCCTTATTTCAGCTTATACATCTTCAGATGTTAATCACGTAACATTGGGTGTTTATTCAATAGATTTGACGATAGAATCAAATGGGGATAATGTTGGTGTCATGTATTATGATACTTGGACTGGTATTACCGTAAACGGTATTAGCCGACCAAATATTGAAATGCAATTTGCAACAAAAGATTCGATGGATTATTACAACATCGGTGACAATACTATGCTACCTAAGAAGGTGGCGGTGACTGTCTCTGGTATTCGTAGCCAAGATAGAATCAAGCGAGGTGATATCCGAAAAGTTATTGTTTCAGCTAGAATTCCGTATACCGTAGAACAAACTCAATACATAGATGACCTTCAATATAGGCTATATGTTAGAGAAGGTAAATCAGAACTCACCGTCATAGATTGGCAACCAGTTGAAAGGTCAAACAACAATTATTATTTTTTATTGGACACACAAAGTCTTATACCAAATACTTACTATTTAGACATCCAATCTACTTCTAATCAAGAAGTTACAACACTTAAAGATGCTGTAATTTTTGATATTGTGAACCAATCTGAACTAAGAAGGGGTCAATAAGTACTTGACCTTTTTTTATTTTGGTGTATATTTATAATTGCGTTAACTAACGTATTGGTCTCGACCGTGAAATAAAGGTTTAGAGTTGTCAAGGCAACGAAGATATCAGTACAAATAACAATGTTAAAAAGTTAATAAACATTATGAACAAAACAACTAGCACCCAAAAGGTGCCTACAGCAAACATTGCTGTGAACAAAAGTAGAATCAAGGTCTACAACAAGTCTGGCGAAATGCCAACATGCTATCTTCAAAAAGGACAAGAGTTCCAGATTGAATTATTCAACCCAACAACAAACGTTGTACTTGCTAAAATCGAATTAAATGGACGATTGATTTCACAATCAGGACTGGTCTTAAACCCAGGTGAGAGAGTGTTCCTAGACCGTTATATTGATGTAGCTCAGAAGTTTCTATTTGATACCTATGAGGTTGGTAAATCTGAAGAGGTAAAAGAAGCCATTAAAAACAATGGGGACATCAAGGTATACTTCTATAATGAAGAAGTTAAAATCCCAGTGTCTTATCCAGTCATAACCAACTATCCGTTATCACCATCAGTACCATCTTGGCAACAATATTGGTATTATAACTCAATGTCATCACCATCTAGTTTGGGTATTGGTTCAAGTGGAACCGCTGGCGGGTCAGTTACAACAACCGATTTAAAAAGTGTGCCGACAAACACTAATTCTGTCACTACTGATAGTATTGGTTCTGCTAGTTATTATTCTAGCGACATAACTTACACAACGAATGGTATGTCAAGCCTTACATCTGGTTCTATTGATTTTGCACCACAAGAATTAAGTCGCAAATCGTCTCCAATAAGAAGTAGAAAGCTGTCTAAAACAATTGAAACTGGTAGAGTAGAACAAGGTTCACATTCTAACCAAAGTTTCAAATATGTGAGTAAGGACTTCTATTCTTACCCATTCCACACAGTAGAGTATAAGCTTCTTCCTGTATCTCAAAAAACGATTAGTGTTGATGAGCTTATGGTAAAAAGATACTGTACAAACTGTGGTAGTAAGGTCGGCAAAACCGATAAATTCTGCTCAAAATGCGGAACTAAAATCTAAAAACAACTATAAAGTTAACGCATAAATAAAGGGACCCATGGGTCCCTTTATTATTTATCCTAATTTGTTACTGAAGTAATCAAATGCTTTATCATTCCAAACATCCATTGGTATCTTCTTTTTGGTCATGATGGTCTTACCGTCAGCTAACATTTTTGCCACATTCATTGGTTTCTTTATCCTAAACTTAGTGTTTACAATAGCATTATATTCTGGTGATTCCCTATCATATTTCATGTAATTTTTATCATCTGGATTTAGGGTCACATGCTCAATGTTTGGGTCCTGATAAGCTCTCTGAAGCATTTTAGCTGCTAGAGCGCTAGTTGATGAATCTCTATCAGCAATTAAATATTCTGGCGAAATGAGCGTTAGTATGATATTGAATAAATAAAACCCGTAGCCTTTTTCAGCACCCATGGCTGGTATGTGATATAAACCATTTTCTATTTTCTCATAAGTCGCAACAGCATAAAAATTGGTTCCTGTTTTATCGGTTAGGATAATGTATGAATCGGTTACCAATATTGCCATATCGTTAACCGCTAGGTTTTCTCTTAGTAATTGTCTGATTATTTTTTTCATAAATTATACCCCCATTCATGTATGCTATCTCCGTAAGTAAATAACGTAGAGGCTGGAACTGTTTTTGTAATAACTTTAAACTTATTGTTCAAATTATTTTTACCGTGTGATTTAGCATAGTCTGGATTTATCGTCACCCAATCACCATTATTTATACCTAAACCTTTTACTTTGCTAGATTCCAACGAAGTTATCTCTGATTTTATATCATCCAATACTTTAGCTTGTCGTTGTTCATAATCTGGAATACTGTTATAATACTTATCTTCTAAGTCACTTACAATTTTATTTCTCATCGGAAAGAAGCCAAACTTATAATAGTAGTTGACAATATCGCTAAGCTCTTTAATTTGTTTAGCAACATCATGGTTAGCATTTGGTACTGCTCGATATATTTTAACTTTAGCTTTTGGTTTATTTCTAACAGAATTGATAACACTTAAAGAATATTGGTCTGAGTATTCATCACTATGTTCACCGTACATCCTTACAGCCTCATTTGAATAAATGTCTTCTGGAAAACCTTTGGTCATGTCATAGATTGGTATATCATCCTTATCTGGCGCTTGGTGTTCACCTTGATAATCTAGATTTTCCCTAAGTAACTTTTTTATCGTCTCTTTCATATACATAAATATCTTGATATAAAACAAAAAAGGTGAGGAAAATCCTCACCTTTTTTAGTTTATAGAGTTAAATAGATTATCTCAATTCGTTTACGTCAAATGTTGGAACACCGTCTACACGCACGTGGCCGTAGAATCTGTTGTTAACAACTTTTTTAGCGTAACGGGTCATGATACCCTTCACTGGAGCGAAGTTGAATGGGTTATACATAGTTGGTGTAAGTTGCAATGGCACGTAAGGTGCGTAAATGTAACCTGTGTCCAACAATGACTTACCTTTGTGACCAACGATGATAGAGTAAGCTGGTGCATAAGGGTCACGATACACTTGGTAACGACCGCTTAATGTACCAATTCTTTCAATACCCATGTTGTATTGGTCTTGTTCTGGGTTCGCGTCAGATACGTGGAAGTATTCAAGGTCATCGAAAATCGCAGAGATTTCTGAAGATACAACGATGAAGTTTGCACCACCACGAAGGGTTGATTTGTGGATTTGAGCACTCAATTGGTTAACTCTAGTAATAAGAGTTTGGTTCCAGTCTTTTTGAGTGTATGGGCTAGCAGCAGAAGAAGCTCTTCTCCAACCGTTATAGTCCCAACGCAATTGCCATGCAGCAGCTTTACGAAGGTCTCTCAAGATTTCACGGTCAATTTCTGCCGCAACTTGTTCAGACAACATCGCAGTCAATTCAGCTTCAGCGTCAATGTTGTGGAATGCACTAACGTCTTGCGCCAATTCTGGTGACCATGTTGCACGTAATTTTCTTTCTTCAACAGATACAACAACTTCGTCCAATCTGAATGAAACTTCACCAAGTTCAGTTTCAAGTTCAAGAGACTCGTACTCAGCCCATGCGAACTGAAGACCAGCTGTTGTTGTGAAAGCAGATGTAGTAGTAGCAGAAGCACCTATATAACCATCGTAAGTTGATGTACCAGCGTTAGCAGTACCTGAAGCGGTAGTACCTACTGGGTGACGAAGGTCAAGAGCAACATACATTACATTAGCTGGGCTATATGATGATGATGTTACAATACCTTGTCCGTATTTTTGTGTAACTACACGGAAAGGAACTTCCTTGTTAGCAGCGATAATTGTGTTACCGTCACGGTCAAGGATAGCGTTAGTTGTTACAACGTGCAATGAAGCCAAGAATGACTCAGTGTCCATGTTGTTACCATCAGGACCAGTCAATACTTCACGACCGTTTGCAGAACCTGCACCGCCAGTGAAACCTGAAAGACCGATGATGATTTCTCTTACAGAACCATCAGTAGCTGTTGGTTGAGTAGAAGCTGGAGCTGATACAACGAATTCACCTGAACTGTTCAATGTGTAAGCGTTAAGACCAGATACGTTCATAGCAACGATTGTAAGAGTACCTTTTGAGTTGTCGAACAAACCATCGTTATAGAATATATCGTAAAGGTTCTTAGCTGCCCATTGTGTCAACGGAGTAGATGCTTTAGTTACAGCAACTGGCAATGCAGCTGAAGTAGCGGTACCATCGTGCATACCGTTAAGACCAGTGTGAGCTGAGTAAGTAGTACCGTACACATCAGATGAGTTAGTTGTAGCGTAGTCGTTACCAGCAACACCTGAACCGTTAACACGGCTAGAAGTTTGTGGTACGAAGAAGAACAACTTACCGATTGGCATGTTCATAGCTTGTACTGATACGATATCGTTCGCTAAAAGTTTAGAGAACACACGTCTTACGATTGGGAATACAACAGTTTCGAAAGAACCTGATGATTGCGCAGTAGTTGATTCAGTCAACAAGCTAGAAGCTTGGTTTTCGTACAACTGTGCGATGTTTTCTTTTACGTGGCCTTTAAGACCCTCAAGGAAACCTAAAGAATCCCATTTTGCTTGGGTTTCTTGACGGATTGCTTTCATGTGATTCAATCCGATGTTACCTACTTGTCCAGAAGTCAATAAATGTGACATAATTTTCTGTTTATTTGTTTGGTTTTGGTTATTTTATTTTATTTTCATCAATTCCAAGATTCTCTTGGTTGATGGGTCAACATATGCAGTTGTTTCATTTAATTGTTTTGAAGAACTAGATGTTGACTCTTTAACGATTTTGCTTTCAACTGATTCAGCAATGCTCTTTCTAGATTCCAATTCGTTAATAATTGTCTTGTAGAGTTTCTTAGATTCAGCAAGTGTTGAAACACCTTCGTCAAATCTTTTGATAATGCTTTGCTTCTCAGCTTTTGTTGTAGAATAATCAGTGAACAATCTGGTTACGTAACTCAAATTGCTGTTGAATACTACCGTCTCAACCAACTGTGTTCTAAATTGCTTAAGAACCTTTCTGAATTCTTCATTTTCAGTTTTAAGTTTTTTAGCTTCAGTCAATAGAGCGTTATATTTTTTTGTTGTTTCAGAAACTAATTTCTTAGCAGCTACTGATTCGTTCATGATTGATTTAGGGTTTTCAGCAGCACCTATTGAACCAGCAGTAGTTGGGTTTCTGTGGTTACCCACACTCATACCTGTACCTACAGCAATTTTTTCATCAATAGTTTCTTCTTCTTCCTCTTCACCTGATTCTTCTTCACCACCTTCTGGGGTTTCAGTTTCAGCTGATTCTTCACCAGCTTCTTCTTCTTCACCACCTTCTGGTGCTTCTTCAGAACCTTCAGCGTCATCATCCATTTCGATTTCGTAATCTACATCGTCTTCACCACCCATTTCTGGTTCCATTTCGCCACCCATTTCTGGAGCCATGTCACCTGTTGGCATTGTGTCAACATCTGATGTTTTGATTACGTACTCACCTGGCTGTGATACATTTAAGTGAATTTCATCACCAACGATTTCGATTTCATCTTCACCGCTTAGTTTTTTGTAAACTGCGATAACATCGTCATCTGACGCATCAGTCAAATCCATTTCATCCGATGGTAAACCATCCATTCCTAATTCGTCTGTACCAGCTACTGGAGCCATATCCATTTCTGGGGCTTCTTCACCACCCAAACCTTCTGGGGATTCAACATCTGTCATCTCTAAAGAATCACCCCCCATTTCTGGTTCCATTTCTGGTTCATCCATTGGGATTGTTTCTTCAGTGTAAGCCTCTTGAGCAAGAGACTCTTTTACAACAGCATCAATTTCTTCTTTCGAAACCGAACGAAGTATTTCTTTTGTGTTGGCATTGAGTGCGTTTTTGATATGTTCGATATCTAAAAGCGCTTCCTCAAGCAATGTTTTTTTGTTATTCATTTTTGTTTGTTAATGTTAAACATAGGTAAAATATTACCTTATTTGATAATAAATATATGGTATATTTTGAAAAGACATAAAAAACGGCTTTTTCAAAAAAATTTTTTAATCATTTAAAAAATTACTCAACTTGTCAGTCAATGATTCACTAACAATATTCTTCTTTTCTTCAATATTTTCAGCGAAATGTCTAGCTTCTCCGTGGTTTTTAAATATCCACGCATCTGGTGTTGATGGCGCTGTAACAATATCCCAACAAATCAATTCAAAGTCATCTTGTACGATTTGTTCACCATTACGACCTTCTTTTAATGAACCAACACCACGTGATGACACACCAATTTTAATTCTGTGTCTAAGAAGGTTTGCGACTTCATCACCCTTTGTTGATACAATACCGTAATTGATAAAACCTGGCGACATTAAGATTTCCATCTTACCCATAAGCGTATTACCTTCCCACCATGTTTCAATAATGTTGTGAGAAATTCTATCACCAGCTATAATACTTGATTCTGGGTGGTCCAATTCACCTATTGCAGCTCTTTCTTTAATAGCTGTTTGATAAAGTTCGTTTTGTCTTTTTAAAAGTTGTTCAGAATAAACACGACCATTACGATTAAGGACACCATACTTTTGAAGGATAACGTAAACAATAAGTGGCTCGGCCAACACCATTTTACCAGTGTCCAATTTTTTTATCTCATTGATGAATGGCTGGTTCCTTGGTTCATCAGGACTAATGTACCCAGCATCGTGTTCGATAAGATAACCGAAACCTGTTTGGCCACGCTTAAGTACTTTTAAGTTGTTATAGTTTATATCCATAATTTGCTAGCTTGTATACAAATAAATATATGGATATAAAGAAAAAGCCCCAATCCAGTGATTGGGGCCTTTCTTATTTCTTTTTCTTGTTGAATGAAAAATATTCATTCTTCTTCAAAACATCATCTATGATGTGTTCAATGAATGTCATCATAGTCTCTTTCATACTATCATCATTGACTGGTATCTCTATGGTTGAAAATAATGTTACTTCGCAATTCATAAAGCTTCTTTTTCCAAACCTAATCCCTGATTCTCTGATGTCTAAATCAACTATAGTTCTATCCTTTATAAAACAACAATACCCACTTGAATCAAATGCGTATAATGATTGCTTAAGTTTTTTGTTGATGTTTCGTATAGCGCGATTATAGTTTATATCGCCATCATGTAGCGGTTCTAACCACGATGATATGTTTATGTAAACAGCTTTAGGATTCTTATTATCCACACTGCCATAAACCACGTTAAACTCTTTAAAAGAGTTGGTCTTCATTTCTTTTCCTGTTTTCATATAACTGTTTTTTACAAATATACGAATTTATAAGGAAAAGTCAACCTGGTGTGTTAGAACTCTATTTCGTCAATAACATCAGCCTTTATTTTATTAACAACCAATTTTTTATTTATGTGGTCATTAGGTGAAAAAGCTTCAGTATCGTGTGTGGCAAATGATGAATATAGTATACAATCGTTGTCTTCACCATCATAATTTTTAATTCTCTTAAGGAAGTAAATTGTTGAATAATTAACCCCCTCGGATATGTAGATATTTTTTAAGTCTGAATCTGGCTCCTTGTCAACATCAAAACGATATAATCCCTTAATCTCAGCTTCTTTTAAAATTTGACGGTAATTATCGTCAAACTGGAAATCAACATATTTCCCAACAGCACCAAATGATAGTTTTACCTTATCATTGTCAGCATGTTGTTCATAGATAGCCGTGGCGAATTTAAAATCTTCCTTGCCATTTTTTGCAACAAGAATCAAAAACCTATCAACTTTGGTTTTTGCAAACAATTCTTCAATAGTGTCTTTTAAAATGTTAAACTTATTAAGGGTCAATGAAAACATCAATCCACTATCTTTTTCTTCTTTTTTTACTTTGTTCTCTTTGTTTTTTGCAAACTTTGATTTTACCCATTCTAATATTGATGGACCAATAATAGCGGTAAGTACAGCCACCAATATTGGGGATAATGCAACAAGAATTTCTTTCATTTTCAGTAACAGTTTTTATAGTCAAATAATGATTGGTTGTCCAATCTAATCTTTTTGGTTAGCACCAACACTAACCATAAAACACCAACTTTAATTATTTCAAGTTGTCCCTCAACTCAACCAATTTTGATAAATTCTTAACAAAATCTTCGTTGATTTCCTTCTTGTCATTTAAAAGTTTTTCTTTAACTCTAAGTAACTTGTCCTTCAATTCTAAGTCACTAGTGTTTAGTTGTTCATTTATTAAACCCAAACACTCACTTAATACCATATTATACGCTTCAGCTTTCTCAACATCTGTAGATTCAATAACTACCGAAATCATTTTTCTTTCTGATTCGTCTAATGTTGAATACCTTTCGTTGAATTTATCAATAAGGATTCTTGAAACCAAACTAGGTGGTAAATCTATTGATTCACTAACAACCTTAGGTTTGTTGTTAATGATGTAGTTTACCACGTTACTAGTAGCTTCAACAATTTTGTCAACTGTTAGAGGATGCTTAGCTGTAAAAATCAATGTTGTTATATTTTCATACAATTCATTGGTTTCTGGATTTTCTTCAAATAAAATATCTTTGGCTAATTTGGCATTCGCCTCCAATATTTCATTTTTATCGAACTTATTAAAAAGTTCGATATTTTCTTTTACAAACATTCTTGCTTTCTCAACATCTGACTCAACCTTATTCTCAATATTTGTGTAAACCAAAAACTGAGTTTTTAGAATTTCATTTTCTTTTATAGACTTAACGTACTTCTTAAATAACCCTTTATTTGCGTCATTTTTTGAAGTAATAGCCTCTGACAGCAAATTATTATAAGCTGTTTTAATGATTCCAAAATTTTTTGATATGTTTGTGATATCTGCCATTGTTCAATTTAATAATAAATATGAATAATATCTTAAAAAGCCTTATTCACCTAACATTTTATTGATACCGTTAATCATATCATTGACATCATTATTGATTTTCATACTTTTATCGTAAATCTTTACCTTTTCAACAGTTGGTTTCCCATCTGGCTTAATTGATTCAATCAAAACATCAACAAATCTGCCTTTGTATTTTTTAGCTCTATTTTTTAGTTTTTCGTTTAGGGCTAATTTTTGCTCTTTCAATAATTTATCAGTTTTTCTAATTGATTCGGCTAAATTTTCAGTGTCCGCTAATTCTTGGTCTTCTGCGCCAGCTTCAGCTTCTGCACCACCTTCCAAGTCATCAGCAGCGCCAGTTTCACCACCAGCTTCTGTTGAAGCTTCGTCTTCACCTTCTTCACCAAAATTTAAGTCTTCACCACCTACGCCACCGCCGCCAAATGAACCACCTAGTCCACCGCCGCCTCCAGCGCCACCTTCACCTTCTTCACCACCAGCAGGGTTACCACCACCGTTGATTGCCGCATTCATATCACCATAAATCCTATCTACAACATCAAATACACCTGTATGTTTAATAACACCTTCAGTTCTAGCAAGCTCAGCAGCAGCTGCTTTTTCCATACGTTGCTCAAGTAAATCTTGTTTAATTTCATCATCAGACATACCCAAAATTTCTCGTTTTGCTTTGGTCATTGACATCGCAGCAAAACCATTACCAGCATCAGAAACAGCGTCTTTGAATAGTGTAACCTTATTTTGCAAGTGCTCAATCTTAAGCATTTCGGCTTGAGTTGATGGGTTATTAAGAGTAAGTGTGAAGTTATCAAAATCCTCTTCAAACCCTAACAAGAATAAATGTATGATTGCAATTTTATTTAGTTCTTGCAAAATTGCTTGTTGGATACGGTTGATTGTTCTTGAAAAACGAATATCTTGAAGCGCTAAATTTTTACCTTCACCATTGGTTTCATCAAAACCTAAGAATGGTTTAGGTACCCTAAGAGCGGTAAACAAGTTGCTTCTTAGATATTCGATATCGGCTATTTGGTCAAGGTTTTGAGCACCTGGTAAAGTATCAATAGGGTTTGGTGCATCTTCAGTACGAACAGGTATGAAATAGTCTTGGTCATTCGCCAATTGGTTTAACCTCAAATCCATTTGACCAGTTTGAGGGTCAATTACTGGTATACGCTTAAATCTATCAGCAATAGCATCAACATATGCTGGTACATCAGCATCGTCAATGTTACCAACGTAGATTTTATAGACACGTCTTTCTGGAGCTCTAGTTACACGATAAACAAGCATTGAGTCTTCAGCTAATATAAGTTGCTTCCAAATACGTCTTGATTTTTCAAGAATTGAAGTACCATATGGTAATCTTCTGTCATCACCCATTAATCTAAAATGGGCAATTTGCCATGAATTAAATTCAACGTTATGACCTCTCCAAACAAATCTTGTTTTATCAACATCATTTGTGCTTGTATTATTAATCATATCCACAAGAGAACCCTCAACACGGTCCATTTCATAGTTTGGCATTTGTTTAGCGCCTAGAATACCGTGGGTATCATCTATATTTAAGAATACAAAATTATCACCGTATTTACATGTATTCCTAGTCCAAACAGGAAGCGATACGTGAGCATCTAATCTGTTATAGAAAAGGTCCTCAAGGATACCTTTAACTCTTTTGCTATCTGAATAAATGTTTAGAATCTTACCTTTTTCGTTTATTGTGGTTGATTCTTCAGCCATAATATCTAAAGCTGCGGCAATCGTTGGATAAAATTCCATCGCCTCAAAATCAGCGTATGAACTGATACGACTTGTTTCATAGTTGATGGATTGTTGAAACAACCCATTTTCAACTTTTCTCCACACATTACCCAACAATTTATTTTGATGGGCTTGTTTTAAAGCCATTTCGTATTCGGCTTTGTTTTGGGTTTTTAACAAAACATCATTACCTAGGTTGTACCTACTTGTTTGTTTTGTTGCTGGTTGATTACGTTTTGCGTTATCAGGTGATAAAGCCAAACCTAATCGTTGGAAAACTGTTAGTTTATTATTTGCCATAAGTTTTTTTAGTTAATATAATACGTTATTTGACAAAATAAAGATTAAACAACGTAATCACACGCCATGTAAGCGCTTCTTTCTTGTTGATAATCGACAATCAATATATCGTAAGTGTACGTAGTAACCCAGTCTTGCCCTTGGGTACCAGCAATAGCTGTACAACCATAGATTGGCATTCTAGCTGCGTTACCGCTTATTTTCACCTTTTTTTGATTACATGGTGGTGTCCATCTATATAAATCTGGCGTGTATTGTTTCATGACAAATACACGGCGGCAGGGTCTAGGTTTTAACATCATATCTTTAATTATTTCATTCCGCTAAATAACCACATATATTGCCCAGTTGGGTCTTGCATATTTTTTGACACAATTGGGTTAAATTTAGGTCTAGGGGTTGCTTGTTTATGTCTATTTGCGTTGCTCACAAAACCAGTTCTTTTAAGGTCCTCGTCTTGAGCTTGTTTTGTTTCAGAAGCTCCATTCAACCAAGCACTAAGCATAGCTTTGCTTTGCTTCTCTAAACGTTCAAGGTTTTTAAATGAGTGCTCTAAAACCCAAAGAGCCATGGCCAATGCCATGATTAAGTCATCGTGGAAACCATCTTGGTGGTCTGGACGACCATTTTTATAGATAAATGTTTCCATCTCAGTTAAGGTTCTTTCAGAACGAATCTTTATTTCACCAGTTCTAACCTTTAATTCAAGATTTGCTATCATTGGAAGACGAACTGAGTTAGCGTGAAAACCTGGTGTTTTTGCGGCTTTACTAAAGCTCACCAATTCTCTTTGCTTATGTGATAATATCTTACCATCAGTAGTATCATAGTGTAATCTTTTATAGTTGAATTCAAGTAGTTTTAAGACAGTAGACACCCCCAAACCACCAGTTACGTCAACAACTGTATAGGCTTTATACATTTCACCATATTCTTCAACCAATTGAGCTAATAAGTCTGGTGGTGTTTTACCTTGATACTCCAATACTTGTTCCATGGTTGTAAAATCAACAACAATAATTGTTGAGGTATCTTCACCGTCACCTCTAGCTACGTCAACACCCATAACATATTGGTGACCCTCTTGAGGTAACTCCCAAATCCATGTAGATGACGTTTCACCCATCTTAATAACCGTGATTGGTTCTTTTACGTTGTATTTTCTTTGGTTAGCGATATCTTTCTCATCAATAACGTTACCACCAGAACCAATAAATGATACATCAAGCTCTTGCGCAATCATTCTAGCGTCATTGTTCATACCTAAACACATTTCTTCATACCATGAAGATGTTGGTTTCCAATCATCGGCTAATCTTCTTTCATAAGAGTCGAATGTAAATTCAATTTCTGGTTCAGAAATATCGCCTTTAATCCATCTAAGGTCTTTATTATACCTTAAATCCTCATACCAACGCATTTCAATAATGTTAAAGTTGTTTTCTTTGGCCTTTGCTTGTTTGTATGTTTTATAATAAAGCGCATCGTGACCCCTAGGTGTTGAGATAAGCATTGCTTTACCACCAGTACCTAACGCAGTTAAAGCCGCACCAAATACTTCATCACCGTTATCAATGAACGCCGCTTCGTCCATAATCAAATATGTTGGTGTGAAACCACGTAAAGCGTCTTTAGATGTAGCAACCGCTTTTACACGACTACCGTTAGGTAATTTGATTTCTTTTTTAGAATCAGTAACAAATATTGATTTCTCTTCTTTTTTCTCAGTTCCGTAATATTCAGAACCCCAGAACCATCTTGGTAATTGTGACAAAAAATCTTTAATCTTAGCCAAGAATTCAAAAGCCAATTCTTGTTTGTTAGCGATAATCAATACCGCTTCTGGGTTATCTCGGTCAGCTGTAGCGACCTTAATAGCCATATACGCAGCCGTTGTTGTTGATACACCAGCTTGTCTTGGTTTTGTCACTAAATTAAACCTATGTTTTTCGTAAGCATAGATGATTTCCTTCTGACGAGGAAAAAGTTTAAAGTTAACAAACCCTTCTTGAGTTTTATCAAATGTTTCTAAAAATGTTTCAATTGCATAGATTGGTGATTGTAAACATTTGGTAAATTCTTTTAATATTTCTAGCCTTGATAATGGAGCTGTCATAATAATTGTTTTATTATAAATATGCCATAAACGCATAAAAAGCCCATTATCAAATGATTGAGGCCCTTATCGGGCCTCAATCATGTCTAATAAAAATATCAATTTTTAGAATAAATCTTCAAAATTATATCCGTCAATATCATTATCATTTTGAGTGTTATTATCACCACCCAAAAGTTCGTTTATATCAAATGTGTCATCGCTAATTGAT